CATGCGCATGGTGGACCTGGAGCGCCAGATTATCGCCGCGAACACACCGCCGCCCCCGCCGCCGCCCCAGGACGACCAGGACGCCCCTGAGAGCGACCAGGACGCCCCTGGCGCCGATGGCGAGGCTCAGGACGCCCAGGACGCCCCTGAGAGCGACCAGGACGCCCCTGGCGCCGATGGCGAGGCTCAGGACGCCCGGGACGCCCCTGAGAGCGACCAGGACGCCCCTGGCGCCGATGGCGAGGCTGGCGAGGCTCAGGATGACCAGGACGCCCCTGAGAGCGACCAGGACGCCCCTGGCGCCGCTGGCGAGGCTCAGGACGACCAGGACGCCCCTGGCGCCGCTGGCGAGGCTCAGGACGCCCAGGACGACCAGGACGCCCCTGAGAGCGACCAGGACGCCCCTGGCGCCGGTCACGGCGACGGTTCCGAGACTTACAGCCTCGACGACGCGCCCGAAGCCTCCGAAACCCTGGCCGAAGTCACCGAGGCTATCACCGAGCGTCAGGCACCCGACGCGCCGACACCCATGGGCGGAGGCTTGCATGGGTATCGCAATGTCCTGGTGAACCTGCCGGCGCGCCTGTCCAACGACGCAAACCCGCTGGCGCATGTCCAGGCATACAATGCCGCCTTGCCGGGACGCGCCGTCTTGCATGGCCAGATTTCGCGGCTGCTTGTGTCGCCGGAACGCGTGAACGTGACACACCGCGAAACCTCTGGCCGGCTTGACCGCCGCGCGCTGGCGCGGCTTGGCACGGGCGCCATGGATGTGTTCAGCCGGAAGCAAGAGACCGCCGGCATGGACACTGCCTTGCTTGTGCTGATCGACCTGTCCAGTTCCATGCGCGGCGCGGCGCACGCCATGGCCTGCGTGACCGCGTTCCACCTTGCCGCCGCCGCCGATGACGCCGGCGCCAAAGTGGCCGTGTATGGTTTCATGAACCCCGATGAACCCATGGACGTGGCGACCGCCCGGATCGTTTGCTTGCTACCGTTCGGGATGCCGGTCCGGCCCAATGCTCACCGCATCATGGCCGTTGGCCCGCATGTCACGACGCCCCTGTCGCCGGCCATCCTGGGATGCGCCGAAGTGTTGCGCGACGTGGACGCCACGCGCCACGTGATGATGGTCTTGACCGATGGCGATTGCGATTATGGCAATGCTTGCGTGACCGATGCCTGCCTTGTCGCCAGGACGTGGGGCGTTGAGGTGGTTGGCGTGGGCATGGCCGCGCCCCAGGTCGCGGCGGCTTTCCCGGACGGTCACAGCGTCAACGTCCCGACCCTGGCCGCGCTTGGCCAGACCGGGTTGGGCGTGCTGGCGCGGATGCTGGAGGAAGCCGCGCCGGATCTGGGCGCATGAGGCGCGCCCCGCCTGACAGGCTGATTAACCGCGACCCTGGCCCACGCGCGGCCAGGGTCGCGCGCCGTGCCATGCGCCGCGCGGCCATGGCGGCACGGGTAGCCAGGGATGGCAAGGCGCCGCCGGTCCTGGCGCCCTCGCCGAAACCCTGAGCCCATACCGCCGCGCCTGCCAGCGCCGCCGGTCCCATGGCCGGCGGCGTCGTCATGTGGGCCGCTTGCCTTCCAGATGGCGCGACCGGGTTTCCACGCTGCTTTCCGTCTGGTCCAACCGGGCGTTGAGCATGTCGAAGTTCCGCGCGATCATGGTTTCAGTCTCGCCGGCCCGCGCGTCGATGAACGCGCGCAACGCGGTCTGGTCCGCCTTCATGTGGCGCATATCCCCCTCGATCAACGTCAACCGGTTCAACATCCGTTCCGTGGCGTTGTTCATCTTCACCATGACGCTGTCCAACGTCGCCGTGACCCTGGCGAACGCATCCCGTGTCTCATCGTCCACACCCGCGCACCCCCGTTCCGTGCCTGTCGCCGGGCGCCGCCACGGCGAAGCGACAATGCGAAATCACCATACAACGCCCGCGTTATTAAAGCGACAATGCGAAAACGACAATGCGAAAACACCACGCCGCCGTTGTGGGACAGTTTGGGACAGCAATCTCAGCAGTCAGCAGTTGTTAGCGCCATCTCCTATATAGTAAACCTTATGCCGGGCTTGCTCGGTAGAAGCGTATACTTATACACGCGCGTATTAAAGGTTTCGCTAACAACTGCTGACTGCTGAGATTTTGTCCCTCAGTCAAAGCCCGCCGCGCCCCGGCGATTGGCTTGCGCGGCATACACAGCCAACAGATCAGTGGCGGTCATGTTGTCCAGCCCGGGATCAACGTCACGTCTTGCCCAGAACCGTTGCCCCCGAGAACCCGTGGCTTTTCCGTGGTTTAGCTTACGACACCCGGCTTTCACCAGATACCGTCCCACCGTTTCCACGGAGGGAACGCGCACGCCAGGGCCAACACCTTGTCCCCCGTGGCGGACCGCATGGGTCAATCTGTCCACGATGTCCCCGGACGTGAAGATGTCCGGCAGCGTGAGCGGGTCAGGTGGGACACGGCCCAGCGTGTCCCGCAGCCACGTCAGCACGGGACCGGCGCCACGCTCGATGAGTTCAAGTTTGTCCCGGGTCAAGGGCGCCTTGCCCAGAACCTCATCCAACATGATGCTCTCGTCCCAGTATCGGATCAGCCACTCGACCACGGCATGGGCATTGGTTTCACCCCACGGGGCCGGCGCCTCGAACCACGCGGCCAGTCTTTGGTGCCGCGCGTCGTCCCACCCGGGATCTTTCACATTGATGACCCATATGCGCCGGTCGTCCTCGGGCAAGGTCATGGGCCGGTCCTCGTTGGATGTCATCACCAGGACGAATATGTTCCTGACGTTGATCGCCTTCATGTATTTCTCGTTGACCATGTCATGCTTGCGGCCAGGATCGCACATGCGTTTGAGGGCCGTGTATTGATCGTGGTCGGTGGTGACGCCGCGCGTGGTGTGGCGAACCTCGGCCATCATCACGAGACGGTTCATCATCCAGGCGTTGTAGATGCCGTTGAACATGGTCTGGGACACAGTGGTCGCCCGCTCCGGTCCCAGGACCTGGATCAAGGGCGCCCAGATTTGTTCCTTGCCCGTGCCTTGCTGTCCGATCAGCAGGGGATTGTGGCCCGGTTTCACGTTCACCGCGCCCACGGTCATGGCCATGTAGAACCGCAGGCGCCGGGCGTTCTCGGTGTCCTCGAACGTCGTGTTCCCGCAAAGCGCGTCGATCAAGGCCCACCAGTCGCTGGTCCTGACATGGGTGTCCAGATCGGGGGACGGGGCCAGCGCCAGGGTTTTCGTCGATATGTCGATCCATAGGTTCAGTCGGCTCTCGGTGCCGCCCGATAGCGTGACACAACGAAATACGCGGGGTTGCCCTGGCGCGAAGTCCCGGCCCGCGAGAATGCGCCGTCGATGCACGTTGCCCAGATACCACGTCGCCGGGGTGGGGGCCTTGGTCTTCTTGCCCTTTGGTTCCGGCAGGTAATCGCGCAGCACGGGCGCCCAACAGGCGTTGAACGCTCGCTCGCTCAGTTCTTCACCCGTGGTCAGGTTGATGAACTTTTCCTCGGGCGCCAGGTAGGCCGTGGCGTCCCAGAACTCGCGTGCCGTGTCCGGTCCCGCGTTCGGCGGCAAAGGGCTGGGGGGCACCTTCGCCGGGTCCACCGCGTCAAACCGGTTGGGGTCGAAGTCACCCAGGCCGAACAGCCCGCCGGTCATGTCGCTTATCATCTCATCGACCCGGCGACGCACGTCTTCCGGCGAGCGTTTGTCGCAATGGCCGTGCCAGCATTTGAAACCGCCGCCCCGGAAATACACGGTCCCGGTGTCCACGGCGGTCGAGGGTGAGTGTTCATGCACCCAGGGACAGGTCACGTCCCAGCCGGTCCCCTGCGCTGTCTTGCGTGCGTTTCCCCGCACCAGACCCAGTTTACGCATCGCTATCAGGGTGGGGTCCGCCCGGCTTTGTCCCGGCGCGACCGGGATCGGCGCGGGCGTGGTCCCCGCATCGAACGGATCAGGTTCCGGGACCGGCGGCGTGGCCGTGTCCAGCGGGGCGGGCAGTTTGGCGGGATCGTGGGTTGGCCCGCCTGAAGCGACAACGCGGCTCGCGTGGGCGGGCGTGTGTTTGGTGTTCGCCCCAAAGGGCAAACGCATGAGCCGCGTCACGCCGGCCATGCCGGGGTCCTTGCCGCCGGCCAGCGCCCGGATCGCCGCGTCGATCAGGGCGGTGGCCTGGGTGCGGTCGGTGACGGGCGGGTCCAGCACGTAGCCCCACTGTTCGTTGCCGGGCGAGGTTTCGAGCCGATAGGTGGGCTCGCCCAGGGTCGCCCGTGTCAGCGCCGGGTCCACCTTGGGTCCCACATCGTCCACCGCCAGGACGCGCAGCGCCTTGAAGTTGGCCTTGCGCCTGATGCCTGGGGTATCCATGAGCGACACGCAGAAGTAATTGTTCCAGTCCGGGTTGAGCGTGTGGATACAGGCCCCGGCGGGTCTTGTGTTCCAGAAAGGCTTATACTTGTCGTCCTGTCCCAGCGCCGGGACCGAACAGACTTCCGCGTGTATCCAGGCGTCCCCGAAGATCATCTTCAGGAATGTTTGGATGTTGTTGACGGCGGGCGTGTTTTGAGGCATGGGATTAACGCCGGAGGGCGCTCCTTTCTGTTGGGATCAGAAGGTTTGGTCGTGTCCCGCGCGACTTGCGCGAAGCGCGGGGCACGCACCCTCCGACTCCCCACGACACGGGTCAATACACAAAAGCGACAATGCGAAAATAAACTCTGGCCTTGCGGCGCGGCGCGCGGCGAACTAAATGTGCGTGGCTTTCCACTCGCGCGGGCTCTGTCCGCGTGGGCGGGGTATGCAGGACCGTATTCCGTCACGCAGGGGTGTGTGCCGGAACTCAAACGCCCGGCGGTCGCCACACCGCCGGGCGTTTCTGCGTCCGGCCTCGGGTTACTCCAGGGGTGTCAGCGCCAGGATGCCGTTCGGGGTTATCTCAAGCCAGCCGGGGCGAAGCCCCTCCCTGATGTAGCCAAGCCGTTCCAGGCGCGTCAGGAGCGGCCTGGGGGTGTTTCCGGGCATCGGGATCGGCCCGTGGTCCCGCAGCCGCTCCAGGACCCTCCTGGCGTCCTTCGTGAGAGGCACCGGTCCCCAGGGCGGATCGTTCAGCGTGCGGACAGGCTCAGTCAATCTGTCCACATGTATTTTCGCAAAGCGTCGCGGACGACTTCGGTCTGTAAGTGTGCGTAGGTTTTCTCCAGCGTGGTGACACTGTCCCCGGTGATCCTCCCGATGATGCCCATTGGCATACCGCGCCCCCAGGCCAGCGTGACCCAGGTATGGCGGAACACGTGCGGCGTGAACCATGAAGGCATACCCAGCATGTCCCGGAAGGCGTCAAACCCGTGGCGTATCAGGCGGCAAGGGAACACCGGTCCGACCGGTTCGCCGTGGCGATCTTTCGCCGCGCGTTTCGCGGCGGTCTCCAGCACGCGCATCAATCGAGGCGGGATCGGCACATCAGCGCAGCGGCGCTTGTTCGCGGGGTTATGCCCTGGCCGGATGAAATTCATGCTTTCCTGTTTCAGGTTGATCCGGTCCCAGGTTAAATCGAGGATCGCGTCACGCCTTTGCCCCGTGGCGCTGGCGATACAAATAAACAACCCGGTTCTGAGTTTCACCGGGTCCATGGTGTCGTGGCCCCACACGGCGGCGGCGTTGAACACGGTGGTCTCTTGTTCCTTGGTGAGTGCGTTGGACCGGGGTGGGGGTGACGCCGGTTTCTTGTATTTCGGCGCGGAGTGCTTCGGGATCATACCGGTGCGCTCGGCATGGTTCAGGAGGGTCATCGCCACGCTGAGATAGTTCCGCACTGTCCCCGGCGCCCGTCCGCTGTTTCGCAGCCACGTATGCAACTCGCCCATCCGGCGCTCTTGGATGGTGTCCGCGAAGTCCGCGCCAAGGAACTCGCACAGCCGCCCCGCCGTGAGGTCGTTGGCGTCGCTGTAGCGATGCGCGCTGGTGGTCTTGTAGGCGTTCACCACGTCCTGGAATGTAACACGCGCCGCCGTCTGTTTGGGCGTTAGGCGTTGCTGTCTCCAGAACGCGAAGTTTTCTTCGGCTTCGGTCCGGTCAAGGGTGCCGCACGACATTTCGTTGGTGCGGTAGGTCGTGCCAGTGTCGCGGGTGATGACATCGGTAAATTTGATGACCCAGCGTCCCGTGGGCTTTTGCCATAGATACGCATTGCGAACCGTCCACTCGACGGCGCTTTCGCCGGGACGGCGGGGGCTTCGGGCGGGCTTGCCGGTCTGATGTTTTTTGAGAGCCACTTTTCGATGTCCTCTTTGAGTATGAGAACCGGTCGTCCCGGCAAATACGGCAGCTTGCCGTCGCGGCGCAGCGCCTGGATCTTGGACAGCCCGCAGCGCAACAGCGTGGCGGCTTCCCGTTGCGTGAGCAATTCGATCAAACCGGGGGCTCGTCGTCGGGGTCCGGCGCCGGGCTATTGAAGTCCGGGTCCTCGGTCCTAAGAAAGTCGAACAGCTTGATGGCGAACGCCATGTCCACGTCTTTTTCATAGGCGACATGCACGCGGCCAAACCCTTTCACGCGAAACTCGAAAGAGCCTGACGGCGTAGCGGGGTTGGCTGTTGGTTCCATGGTCCAGCCTTGTCCCGGGGAGGACCGTGCCGCCGTTGACACGGACTTGTTATGCTCGCGTTCCAGGTCCCTGGGGTCCAGGTCCAGGACCTCGGCCAGTTTCGTCACGGTCTCAGGCCGGGGATAGCCCTTGCCGGCGAGGTATTGGGTCATCCGGTCGCGGTTGCGCGCGACCATTCTGCCCTGGGCGTTGGTCTTGGAGCCCCAAACGGCGCGGGCCACGTCGGAGGCCGACATGTGTTTCGCCGCCATGGCCTTGGTGAGGTTGTCCCGGAACTTTTCCAGTTCCGGGAGCGGTGGCGTCAGCGGCGGTGCCGACGCGGGGGTTTCGGGCTGGGTTGCTGTGTTGGGCATGGTTTCTCGCGGTTCAAGCGGTGTGGCGGGGGTTGGCGTTGAGACGGGGTGGGACGGAGTCGGAAGCGATAGGATTTTTCCTATGCGTTAAAAACAACGCCAGTGTTGGTTTGTCAACGTATATTCAACGCGCCGGGTTGCGCGGGATTACGGGGTGTGCCAGGGGACACCCATGTTGGGTGCCTTTGATTTTTGTGGGGTCGTTGTGGTCAAACGGGCTGGACGCGCGCCGAACGGTTCCCTACAGTCCTGAGTCCGTTGTGTGGTGAAGCCAGGGGAAGTGGCGGAAATGCTGACGTTGGACGTGGCTTATGTGTTTGACCATGTGGGCGGGCCGACTGTCCTGTTGGATTTGTTGCGGCGCGGCGAACCCACCGCGACCCTCACATACCCGCAGGTGCAGATGTGGCGCCAACGGGGAACCGTGTCCGCGCCGTGGATCGTTCCCGTCCTTTATTTAATGACCCAACGTGGTCACACCCTGGGCGAACTGCTGGTCGACACCGAAGACCCTTTTGGCGTTCCAAACGTAGTCGAGGGCGTTACCGTGACGGGGGCCTGACCGATGCGGGTTCTGGGCGTGGACCCGGGGTTGGGCGGCGCGTTCGCCGTCATCGAGGAAAGCCTTGACCTTCTGATGGTCTGGGACATGCCCGTGGCCGCGTCCGGCGCCGGCACGCGCAAGGAAGTGGTCGCGCTCTACGTGGGCGACATCATCCGCGACGTGGCGCCGGACGCCTGCTTCATCGAGCGGGTCAACGCCATGCCCGGCCAGGGCGTGGCCAGTGTTTTCAGCTTCGGGCGCAGCTACGGGCTGGTGCTGGGGGCGCTTGGGGCGCTTCGGGTCCCCGTGCATCTGGTCTCGCCCGCCGACTGGAAACGTAGGATGCGCCTGGACCGGGACAAGAACAGCGCGCGGGCCATGGCGACCAGGATGTTCCCCGACGCGGGACACTATTTCACGCGGGTCCGGGACCATGACCGGGCCGAAGCCGCGCTGCTGGCATGGTTCGGGACAAAGTGGCTGTACGACGAAAAACAGGGTTGACTCGCCCAGCACAACGGATACTGTCAGGACACGAAACCAACACGCTCTCCCGCTCTCCCCCTCCAAGGTCCGAGATTTTGATGTCAAATCAAACCCATATACCGGGGCCTCGACCTTACCAACTGGAGGGCGCGCGGTTCGCGTTGGACGCGTTGTCCCCAAATCCAGAACACAACACAGCCAGGATCGGCCACCGCGCGGTGATGATCGCGGACGATCCCGGCCTGGGTAAGTCGCTCATGGCGATCCTCGTGGCCAAGGCATTATTCGCGCTGCGGGTCCTGACCATCGCGCCGGCCATAGGCCGCGTGTCCTGGCCTCTGGAGATCCGCAAGTTCTGGCCCGAGATGTCGCACTACACACGTGTCCCGGCGCACAACGCGTTTCCCGATAGTCTCCTGGACGACCGGATCTTCCTGATACTCAGTTACGACACGTTCAGTCACGCGGCGAGTTTACGCCGCTGGAACGGTCCTCTGCGTGAACGCGGCTGGGACCTGCTGATCCTGGATGAGGCCCACTACCTCAAGGAAGGCTCGTCCAACCGGACCAGAGCGATCTATGGGGACAGGTTCGGGCACCGAGGCATCCAGTCCACGGCGAACCGCGTGTTGTTGCTCACGGGCTCGCCCACGCCCAACCACGCGGCGGAGTTGTTCCCGCACTACCGCACCTTCTGGCCCGACCTGTTGCTGACCCCAGAGGGCAAGCCCCTGGGACAGACGGATTTCGAGGAACGCTATACCAAATACACGGACGGCGTCTGGGGACGCAGCATCCATGGCTCGCAGGGCCAGGAGGTCCTGCGCGAGGCGTTCGCGCCGGTCATTTTAAGGCGACGGCGCCGGGACGTGCTGGGTGAACTGCCGCCCTTGCAGGTCGAGGACGTGCCCTTGCTGGTGCGTTCGGCATGATCGCTTCCGGCCTGTCCCAGCGGGACATCACTGACCTGTTGATGGCGGTCCCGGTGGACGCGCTGCCTGACGTGCTGCGCGATGAGGAACTTCACCTCGCCACGCTGCGCCGGACCCTGGGCGTGGCCAAGGCCGCGCCATCGGCTGAGTGGGCCAGGGAAAAGCTGGGCACGGGCGTTGATAAAATCCTGCTTTTCGCGTGGCACACCGAGGTCATCACCACGCTGGCGGATTTGCTGCTGGACTTCAATCCCGTGACGATCACGGGCGCCACGTCCACGGCGGAACGATCCAGAGCCGTGGACCGGTTCCAGAACGATCCCGGGACCAGGGTGTTCGTGGGACAGATCAAGGCGGCTGGGACCGCGATCACGCTCACCGCCGCCGCCCATATAGGCATCGTCGAACCCAGTTGGGTCCCCGGCGAGAACGAACAGGTCATCGCCCGCGCGTGGCGCATGGGGCAGGTCCGTCCCGTGCTGGCGAGTTTCCTTTACGTGCCTGGATCGTTGGATCAGCGGATCATGCGTGCCTTTCGCCGCAAAGCCAGCGAGTTGCTGCCCTTATACGAAGCCGAAACATCATACTCGGAAGGCGTCCCGTAAATGGAAGGTTTAACCGCTACGATCAGTCTCACGTTCGACCCCACCCACCCCGGCGAAGCCGGGCGGGTGCTGGACACGCTCTCGTTTTTGGCGACCGAACTGCACAAGCGGGGTGTGACCCCCGTGGTGCTGTCGCCCGATCCACCGCCGGGCGATCCCCTGGATGACCCGGATCTGGACCCCGCGCCGCCACCGCCCGACCCGGGCACCCAGACCGCGCAGGCACCGCCAAAGCGGGTCCGGGACCGCACCGCCGAACGCCGCGCCGCCAAGGAGAAGGCCGACGCCGAGGCCAAAGCCGCCCAGGCTGATGATCCTCTCCTGGGCGCCGGGGGTGGTCCCGGCACGGGCGATCCCTTCGGGGACGACACTGATGATGACGCGCCGTTGCCGCCCGGTCCCGACGCCAAACCCGCTGAACCCGTGGAGCGTGTTCGCACCCCCAAGGAGTGCATGGACGGCAGTATCGTCCTCTTACGTCAGTGCTTCGCTCAGGGCGGCGCCGACGCGGTGAAGGCCCTTCAGAAGACCTACAAGGTGTCCAAGTTCATCGACCTGCCGTTGGATGCCGCGCCCGGATTGTGGAAGCAAAGCCTGGATCTGGCGCGGACGCTGCAAATCAAGATCCCGCCGGGGCTCTGAGCGTGGACGTGGCTGACCTGGGGACCCCGCTGCCGGCGCACTCGGAACTGGGCGCGTCGGGCATGGACCGGTGGTCCCACTGTCCCGGTAGCTTTGGTTTGTCCCGGCGCGAGCGCCACAAGGCTCCGACCATCCACGCGGCGACGGGCACCGTGGCGCACACCCTGATCGAACAAGCCTTCAGTATATGGGCGGCGGGCGGCAGTCCCGGGGACGGGCTGGCCGGCAGCGAAGGCGTCACGGTCGAGGTCGATGGCTACGACATCACGGTTGACGCCGACATGACCGCCGGGGTGCGCATGATGCTGGATTACATGGACCTTCGGCGGCGCGAACTGAAGGTCACGCCTCTGGTCGAGCAAACCGTGTTCCTGGACAGCTACTTTCCCGCCAGCGAGCCGTCGCCCGTGCGCATGTTTGGCCGCTGCGACGTGCAGTTTCGCGCCGGGGACTTCGTCGAAATCGTTGACTACAAGAACGGCTCCGGCGTCCTGGTGAACGTCACCGACAACATGCAGCTTATGTATTACGGTGCCGGGGTCCTGGCCGAACTGACCGCCCAGGGTTCGTGGCCGGCCAGGATCAGGCTGACGGTCGTGCAGCCGAACGCCCGGACGCCTGAGAAAATACGCTCCCAGGATCTGACCACGCTGGACGTGGTGATCTGGGTGGATGAGGTTCTGGTCCCGGCGGTGCGGGCCTGCGAGGACCCGAACGCGCCCTACGCGACGGGCTCCTGGTGCAGGTTCTGTCCCGTCGCCCACGCCTGTCCCGCGCTGCTGGGCGCCGCGCGCGAAGCCGCCAGGACCCAGTTCGACGACAGCGCCGAAGCCGACACCGTTGCCGGGAGGCTGGCCCTGGCTGAGCGGGTGATCCTCTGGGCCGAAGCCATGAAGGGCTTTGGCCTGCTGCGGATCAAGGAGGGTTTGCGCGTGCCGGGCTGGGCCGAGGTCCCCACGCGCGCCATGCGCCGCTGGACCGACACCGACGCCGTCAGTCAGACCCTGACAAGCGCCGGGGTGGACGCCTGGAAAGCCGAACTGAAGTCCCCCGCCCAGATCGAGAAGCTGGTTAAAAAGGGTTCCTCGATCTGGCGCGCCGTCGAACCCTTCGTGGAGAGCAAGTCATCCGGGACCAAACTGGCCCGCGTGGGACCGGGCGATGACCTGGGCTTCGACGAAATGATGGAGCCGGTGTGATGGACGGCGAGATAGGCGACGACCTGGATAAGATCGTCGAACTCTTGCACGACGCCGCGCGCACGACGCGCCTGAGCGCCTGGGAGGAACAGTTCCTGGACGACCTGCGGGACCGGGTGGTTCGTTTCGGTGAACGCACGTTCCTGTCCGACCGCCAGCGCGCCGCGCTGGGACGCATCGAGGCTAAACTTCACGGTTTGTAAATAACCCCTGGTCTTCTCCGCTCCTCCGGCCGCACCGTCTTCTCCGCGAAGCTGTCCCTACCGATCTGGAACCCTGAAATGGAGTAAGCCCCATGGCTGTCCGCACGCCTATCGCTTTGCTTTCGTATCCGCATCTCTTTGTCGCCCGTCCCGCCGCGCCCGGCGCCGATCCAAGGTTCAGTTGCGCATTGCTATTTGACCAGAACGCGCAGAAGGACCCGGCGTTCCTGGAGTTGCGCAAAGCCGTGGGCGCGGCCATCGACGACATGTGGGGCGCCGGCAAGTCCCGGGACAAGGACTTCGTCCAGTCCATCCGCTCGCCCTTCAGGCGCACCCAGGCCAAGAAGACCAAAGGCTACGAGGACATGGTCGGGGGCATCTACATCCAGCCCTGGAGCAAGGACCGCCCCGGCGTGGTGGACGCGCGGCTCCAGGACATCACGGTCCCCGGCGACGTGTGGCCGGGACAGATGGCCCGCGCCACGGTCAGGCCCTTCGCTTACGATGTCTCGGGCAACAAGGGCGTGAACTTCAACCTGAACAATGTGCAAATATGTCGCATTGACGGGCCCCGCCTCGATGACCGCAAGAAGGCCAAGGACGAGTTCGACCCCTACGGCGCGGGCGAAGGCGGCTACGGTCCCGACGACGAAGACGACGACGCGCCGTTCTGATGCGCATGGGGGAGGTCATCATGGGTGTCACCGCGCTGGTCATTCTCATGTCGGTGCTGGTCTGGCTGGGGCTCACGGTATGAGCGCCGCCGAGTTCATTTTCGTCGATCTGCCCAGGCTGTCCCGGGCGATTGACGATTTGCTGGTGGCGCATCACGGGCTGCGTCACTCGCTGGACGCCGTGAAGCGGGCTCCCGTGCCGTTCACGGTGGGCGAGGCCACGGCGATGGAAGCCTTCGGCGTCGGTTCGCCGCTGTTCCATCTATGGAACGAGTGCCGTCTGGTCGAGGCGCTGCGCGTCGCCTGGACCGGTCAGCCCTCGTCTGTTCCTTCAATAACGGAGTAAACCTGATGCCCGGTGCGATCAAAGATATTCCGCTTACTCAGATCCACTCAAACCCTTATCGGGACCTGGCTACCTATCCCTGGATCGAGGCCAAGGTTGAACAGTTAATGCGTTCGATTGAGGAAGTCGGGTTCTGGGAAGGGATCATAGCCCGTCCGGTTGGGGACCGGTTCGAGACCGCGTTCGGCCATCACCGGATCGAGGCCGCTCGCCGGTTGAAACTGAAAACAGTGCCCTTGATCCTGCGGTCACTGTCAGACCGGGATATGGTTCGCTTCATGGGCCGGGAGAACGGTGAGGACTATAACAGCGACTTCCTGGTCATGCTGAACACCTGGGAAGGCGCGGTCCGGTTTTTCCCGTCGATCGACGGGAAAAAGCAACCCCTTGAAATGGCTAAACTTTTAGGTTGGACGCAGCCCCATACCAAGCAGAAAACTCCAGACGGTTATATCCAGATGACGCCGTTGGCCGCTGCCTGCGCGGCGGCCTACGAGTTGGTTCGCGATAAGCATATGCAGCGAGCGGATATGCGTGGTCTGACAGTTTCAGCCGCGCGTGAAATCGTGGTCGTGGCCCGTAAAGATATCGCGGGGTTGCAACGCGTTTCCGATATGAACCACAACTACACCGAGACAGAACTTGACGCGGCGAAAAAGATCGTTGGTAAAAGCGCCAAAAACACCGCCGATGATTATCGTAAGGGCAAACTGGCTCACAAGGATTTACGAACGGAAGTCCAACTGAACGTCTTACGGCACGCAAGACGCGACAAGCCAAAACTGCTACCATTGTTCGCTGACTTCAGTAAAGCGGTGGTCAACAAGATCGACGGTATGCTGAATGACGACCGCGTGGCGCGGCACATAGATGAAATCGTCAAGGTGTTGCCGGAGATCACGCTGGAGGAAGATCACGCCACGATCCGGGACATCCATCACAGCCTGGGCCAGCTTACCCGGCGCGCGGACAAGGCGGTCGTGCGAACAACACCGAGTAAAGTCGTGAAACTCAAGGCGATCACGGAGGACCGGCCATGACCCGGGTGACTCGTAGCGCGGTGCGTCGGGATGTGGCTGGAAAAGCGGTGATTGAAGCCGCCAAGGACAGCATGATCCGATATGGCTACTACGAGCATCGGCAGGTACTGAGATCCGCCGGGGTCCTGGTGAACGCGGATGGCGTCCCGTGGGATATCGTCATGCAATGCGTGATCCAGGATCTGAAATTGAAGTTGGTCAGGGTGAACGGTGACTTCTTCAAGGACTATGTGCTGAACAAAGAGGGCAAGGCGGTTGTCCCGCGAGACGACAGCAAGATTGATCCAAACCGTTACCTCGCGGGAGCGCGCAGACCGACCGCCGGTTGCATCTCAGCGGGCGTCAACCGCTGGGGCGACGTGATCTGGGCCAAGGTCGAACACCGCCGTCGGGTTGAGCGGGGCATCGCTCGGGGCACTGAAGAATACACCGAGGCGATGAAACAAGGAGACTTGCTGGCGACCTTTGGGCTGTCCCCTCCTTAGCGAATGCCCGGGACACGGCTTGTCCTGGACCTGGAGACCACGAGCCTTGCCGATCTGCGCGTGGTCGGGTCCAGTGTCTACGCGAGCGATCCGTCCACCCGCGTCACGGTTTTATGTTACGCCCTTGGGCGGGGTCCCGTGCGAACCTGGACCGGCGGTCCCTGTCCTGACGATCTGCGCGCGGCGATCACGGCGGGCTGCGTGGTCGTCGCGCATAATTACCTTTTCGAACTGAACATCTGGGCGGCGGTGCTGGTCCCGCGAGGGTTCCCGCCGATCCGACTTGACCAATGGTCCTGCACCATGGCGCGTGCCCTGGTCGCCGGCCTGCCGGCCAGCCTCGAACTGGCGGGCCACGCGCTGGGGCTCGCCATCCAGAAGGACGCGTCCGCCCGGGACCTGATGCTGCGGTTCGCGAGGCCCCGGAGCCTGAACCCGTTGACGTGGTGGCACGAGACGGACCCGGCACGCTTCGCGCATTTGGTCTCCTACTGCGCTCAGGACGTGGCGGCGGAACGCGAACTGGATGGCGCGGTCCCCGAGTTGAGCCCCCGCGAGTATGAAATCTTCCTGGCCGATCACGCGATCAACCAAAGGGGTGTGCGCGTGGATCTCGCTTTGGTGGATCGGATGCGGACGCTGAGTGACGCCGAAAAGCTGCGCATCAACGACCGGTTGAACCGGTTGACCAATGGCCAGATCACGTCCGGCGCCCAAGTGGGCAAGCTGGTCACGTGGCTGACCGACAACGACACGCCGGTCCCGATGCTGGACCCAGGCCACGGCAAGCCTCCCCGGCCCACCCTGGGCCGTGAGGCGGTCGAGGGGATGCTTGCTCGTCCCGGGCTGCCCACGCACGTCAGCGCCGTCCTGCGCTGCCGCCGGGACGTGTCTCGCTCATCGACCGCCAAGCTGACCACCATCAGGAACCGGGTCAGCCCTGACCACCGGGTCCGGGGCGGGTTCCAATATTACGGCGCCAACCGCACGGGGCGCTGGGCCGGGCGCGGCGTGCAATGGCAGAACTTTCCCAGGGGCACGATCAAGGATGTGCGAAGCGCCGTGACCCTGGTCAACGAGGGCGCGACCGTGGAGGACCTGGACCTTCTCTTTGAGGACAGCCCCATGGGTGTCCTGGCGTCGATGCTCAGATCCGTGATCGAAGCGGCACCGGGGCACATGCTGGTATCCTGCGATCTTTCCCAGATCGAAGCCCGGGTCCTGGTCTGGCTGGCCGGGCAGGACGATGTCGTCGAACTGTTCCGCCGGGACGAGGATGTCTACACCTACACGGCGAAGTCCCTGGGTTCCGACAACCGCCAGTTCGGCAAGGTCCTGGTCCTGGCGACCGGCTTCGGCATGGGACCACGGCGGTTCCGCGACACCGCCCGGACGTTCGGCGTCACGCTCACCGAGGGCGAGGCCGAGGACGCCGTCGCCGGTTGGCGCGGCCTGAACCACCATGTCGTCCACATGTGGTGGGAAGCCCACAAGATCGCCCTGGCTGTCGCCGCCGGCCCGGTGGGTTCGGCGGTCAGCTTCCGGGGCATGGTCTTCGCCCGCCGGTCCCAGAGCCTGGACATCGTCCTGCCGAGTGGCCGGGCGCTGGTCTACCGCGAGCCCCAGGTGCGCCGGCACCCCGACCACGGGCACCTGGAGTTCGTCTACCGGGGCGTGGAGCAAGGGCGCTGGGCCTGGGTGCGGTCGTGGCCCGGAAAGTTGACGGAAAATATTGTCCAGGCCATCGCCCGCGATGTCATGGCCGAAGCGATCATCCGGGTGCATCGCCGGGGGCCTCCCCTGATCGCCACCGTGCATGACGAACTGATTTCCGAGGTCCCCGCCGCGCGGGCCGAGGACGCCCGGGACTGGCTGTCACGGGCGATGAACCGGGCACCCGTTTGGGCGCCGGGACTGCCCGTCGCCGCCGCCGCCACGATAGGCCGGCGCTACCGGAAAGACGCCTGACGGCGCTCCGAAACAGGACAGATTTTCTTTGCACTCTTTTTTGCACTCGCTTGGTAAGGCCCGTGGCTATTGGGTTTCTCGTCCAGAAGTTAAATTAGTGCAAAAATCCCGCACAAAATCCGATACGATAGACCCCACGAACATTAACAAGACACGCCTACCAACACACCAGGAACCTAAGGATTATCAAGGCTTTTGGCGGTTTCAACAGTAAAAACAACACACTGGAAAACCAACAGGACAGCGTTCTGCTGGAACGGTGCGATACACCAACAAATATACTGCAACATATTGGTATAACAAGTGTTTTTAGCGTGTCCCTGGACTTGTCTTGTGCAAAACCTTTGCACCGTTCCACCTGTGAAGTTTAAGACCGTTGATAAGACACGGTTAATCCGTTGCGGTCCCAGGTTCTGAGACTGTGTTGGCTTCAGGACAAGCGGGGACGTGCGGGACTTCAGTGGGCCTTCTTCGGCGGCTCGCCCTGGGTCTTGTACTGGTGCCCCCGGTAGCCCAGGAGTCCGACGCCACTCGCCCCGGCGACCGCGCCGATGGCCACCTTGCCGGCGCCGGGGACGATCTTGAGCATGGGCATCAGCACGTCATCGGTGAGCCCCAGCATCCACGAGGGCAGGCCCCCGGCGGCGGCGTTCTCCTGGCCCGACACCGACTCATCCAGCGGCGGCAGGCCCTCCAGGGGCGGCGGCGCGTAGGGGTCCTTGGGTTCCTTCTTGATCGTCGTGCCGCGCTCCCCGGCCACGCTGTCGGTGATCGCCCGCGAAACCGTGGTCGAGGTTCCCGCCACCGACATCGCCGCGAGCAACCCCGAAAGCGGTCCGCCCGCCGGGACCATGGTGGAGAGTTTGGTCAGGCCGGCGAGGAAGGCCGGTTTGGCGGTCAGTTGCCCCAGCGCCTGGACGGCGTTGTAGACCTCGGTGTTGGTGCCCACGCCGCCCTTACCGCTGATGGCGTGGCCGACGCCTTTCACGATGTCCGTCAGGTAGCGCATCTCGGTGGCGAGGTAGGGGCCTTCCATCAGCGCCGACGTATCCGACCTGTAGCGCAGGCTGGTGATCGCCTGTCCTATCGCGTCCATGGGACCGGCCATGCCCGACGCGCTGACGGTGTTGGAGAGCAGCCAGTCGCCCAGGTCGCCGTCGTCTTCGTGCTTCTTCCACGCCGGATGGTTGAACAGGTAAGTGCGCGGGACATACATGAGCCCGGTCCCGGCCAGCAGCGCCATGCCGGCGACAGCCGTTCCCACCCAGGACTTAAAGCGCGCCGCCTCGGCCTGAAACGCGGCGCCCGTGGGGCTCGCGCCCTGGGCGATCTGGCGATCCCATTCCCGTTGCCGGACGTGCCCCGCCTTGTGCAGCACGGGCTCCATGACGTTGCGCCAGAAGCCGTAAGGGAACGCGGTCAGTTGCGCCATCATGTTCACCATGGGGTTTTGCAGCGCCCCCATGGGCTTCTCGGCGGCGGTCGGGTCCTGCGACATGCGATTGAGCATACGGTTCGCGGCGACCTCGTAGAGCCCGCCCATCGGGTGGTTCTCGATGGCTTCGCGGGTAGGCAGATCAGGGAAGGACTCCAGGAACTTCCGCATCTCGGGCATCTGCGCGTCGTTGATGAACCAGTCGCGCAGCAAGGTCTTCGCGTCGGCCTGACGGTTAAGCTGGCTCCGGCCTTGGGCGGGGTCGGTGGCGAGCCGCAGGAGGACCTTCATGTGATCGGTCCCGGCGCCCAGGGTCGCCGCCCTGATCCAGCGCACCGCCGGGCTGAGCGCCAGTTCAAAGTAATTATGCATGAACTTTTCGATGGTGGGCGAACCCGAGTAGTCGCTGAACCGGGACGCCGACGCCGCGCCCTGGAGCCGGGACTGGGTGCCGCCGATGGCCCGCAGCACCGCCATGCGCTCGGCGGCGGTCCCGGTCCTGAGCGCCGCCGCGCCCATGTTGGTGAACGTCTTGAACAGCATCTTGGGCGAGCCGCCCGCGAGAAGCGTTCCAAAGGGCTCGCCTATGGCGCTGATCGAGGCGCCGGGCAGGGTGATGAGCGCGCCCACCGACGAGGCGAGGTTGGTGATGCGCTCCAACGCCGGGTTGTTGCTCCGCATCGAGCGACCCGTGACGGTCTCCACGATCTTCTTGATCGGCTCGTTGAACGCGCTGTGCATTCCGCCCAGTTCGATGGCGTCGTTGACGGCTTTCTGGATGCCATGGCCGTCTTGGCCGAACAGTTCGGTGAACGCGACCTTGCGGGAGACGCCGTGGACATAGCTGGGGATCATGTCCAGGACGTTGGTGTGCATCCAGTTCCGCATGATCTGATCCGCCTCGGGCGGTAGGGTTCTCCCCTTGGTGAACTTGCTGTCCGGTCCCAGCGTATTGAAGCGCGTGGGGCTCCCCGACGCGATGGCGTCGTAGACGTTCTCGGCTTCGTGCCCGGCCAACTGGTCCCGAACGTGGTCCCGCCACAAATCATGCAGATCCTGGTTTTCCTGGACCAGTTTATCCCGCTCGGCGCGCAGCGCCGTGGGATCGTGGGTGGTCGGATTGATCGCGCCCCCGGCGGCGAGTTCTTCGTCGATGGCGGTGATCCGGCGCAGGTTGCGGGTGGTCTGGTTCATCGCGTCCCGCGCGGCGGGATCGAACAGCCCGCTGTTCCGCGTGCTGGCGTCGGTCTCCCGCCACCATTGGTTGAGGCGGGCCACCGAGTCAGGCTGGGCGCCCAGGTCCTTGTCGAAGATGACCTGATTGAGTTTGGTCCTGTCCCGGACAAAGCCGGCGTGATCCGCGAGGATGGCCTTGTCGTTGTAGACCCGGGGGAAATACCCGCTTTTGGCGTAGGGCACGTCCATGCCGGCGGCTTTCATCCGGTCGTACTGGGCGTCCAGGACATGCGAGCGGATCGCCGCCGCCGCCCGGCGTATCTCGGGCGGTATTTGCAGCCTTGGTCCCGTGCCCGTGAGATCACGCGCGTTCTGGGGATAGGTCATTTCCCCGGTGGTCAGCGTGTGCCTGAGCATGGCGTTCTGTTCCGCCGTCAGGTAGGGGCGTTTGGTGATCCTCCCCACCAGCCCATTGTCTTTGAGTATGTCCTCGAACTGGGATACGTCGGGGCGCTCGTAGGCGCGGGTGCGTTCCTCGTAGGTGCGCCCGATCAGGCGCCCGGAGCCCGGGTCCACGCCCAGCTTGTCCCGCAGCGCCTGGATATAGGGCCGGGCCTTGGGCGGTAGCTGGCGGATAATGCGCTCCAGATTACCAAGGGCCGAGTTCCACGTCATGGCGATGTCGTCGGCCTTGCGCACGGCGAGGCTCTTGTCCGTGGGCAGGCCCTGCTTTTCACCTTTACGCGTATCATACGTGGGCGGCGGTCTGGGCGCCTCGGGGTCGTGAAAGATGGCCTCGTGGTCCTTGGCGAACAGATTGGACCAACGAAGGGCGCCCAGGTCCTGGCGCAGACTGGTGAGCATACCGGGCTTCATATCCGCCGGGCGCGTCCCCCAGGGCTTCAGATCATACATTTCACTGGTGGGCGTGGCCTTGGGCTGGCTCCGGCTCAGCGTGGACGCGCGGTCGAGTTCGGTGGTTAGCTCATCGAACGCGTGGAACATGTCCAACCGGTCCATCCAGTTGGGGTAACGGTGCCTGATCTCGGCCAGGGCGCGGTCCTGGTAGGCTTTGTTCGATTTCACCACGCCCGCCGTGTCATGCCCCGCCGCTTCCATGCGGTAGGCGGTGTAAGCCTCCCCCACGCGGGCGAAGAGTTCATGCGCTGACGCCCAATACTGAGGGTTTGGACCTCTCAGCCCGGCGGTTCGCAGGTCGGACGGCCCGATGCGCAGCCGGGACGCGCCCTTATCCAGGTTCTCGATCTCACGCCGCGCCGCCAGCGCCGCTGCTGTCGGCTGTCCCGCCGCCGTGGTCTTGCGCGCGGTCTGCTCAAGTCTGAGCCGGCGCAGCATTTCCTCGCCCCGGTTGTAGGACATGGCGTTCAGCACGCGGGCGAACGCCGACTGCACCGGGTCCTTCGGGTCCAGCGCGCCGGCCTTGGCGCTCCAGGACAGTAGCTGCTGTTTGTTCGGGTTATTGTGCAGTAAATCAGTCAAATGATCGTCGATGGCGTGCCAGTGTTCGTGCGCGTAGCTATTTGATCCGCCCGAGATGTGAATGGTTTTGTCCGCGAAACTATAGGCGCCATACCAGCTTTCGCCCCGGAAGTTCTTCGGGACCATGTGCAGGGCCAGCCGTCCATTCAGCGCGATGGTTTCCCGGGACCAGCCCAGCGCCGCCGCCATGTTGTTCATGTTTTGGTGCATATTGAGAAGCTGATCCCGCGTGACCTTGGGATCGACCTTCGGGTCCACGTCCACCTTGGCGAAGCCGTATTCATCTTCCAGTTGCTTCGCCAGGACCCTGATCTGTTCCCCGATGGGCGCGTTGACCATGGTCTCCGGGTCGCGCCCGGAGCCGCGCAGCGCATCGTGGAAGGCTTTGCGGTATTCAGGGGTGCCGGGGCTGTAGGCGTGATCCTCGAAGGTGAGGGGGTCGCCCACCTGGGGCGTGACGACGGGTTCCAGTTCAGGCTGGGGCTTCGCCCGGGGCGGCAGCCGCTCGGGCTCGCCCGGCGCCGGGGCCTTGCGGCGGAAGCCCGCGCGGGACTCCAGGGTGCCGGGGGTTTCCTGGGCCGCCAAGGGCGCCGCCGGGGTTGTTCCGGGTGCGTTCGCTCCTTGTGCGGAAGTCTCGGGTTCCCCGGCGGTCGCGGCGGCGCGTTCCTGGTCCACCCACTTAACGAGCCGGTCCCGCCATGTTTCGCCCGGTTTGAGCGGGTCCTTGGAGCCCGTCGAAAGGGCGTCGCGGTAGGCTTCGTCGGGCGCGTTGATCCGGTCCAGTTCGTCCAGTTTATAGGCGGGGGTGCCGGGGGTTTCGCGCGGCGTGGAGGGTGTGGACCCTGGTGACGGGGTCGGCTCCGGTGTGATCGGGATCGGTTCGGCTATCGTTCCTCTGGGTTCGGCTTGTCCCGGGACAGGTTCGCCCTGTCCCGGGACCGGCGCTGTCCCGGGTGGTTCCTCGCCGGTTACGAGCCGGCGCAGTCGCGCCCGAAGTTCAAGCCGTCGCGGCGCTGTGAGCGGTAGCGCGCCCATCTCTCGCAGGATCGCGGTAGCCGCCGCCGCGCGTTCCGGCGTTTCCGGCGTCCAAAGTCTGTCACGGCTCGCGGCGTCATCAAGGCGCACCGTATCCGCGTCGATCAGGTTGCCGTCCTTACCGAGAAAGAAACTCGACACGCTTCCGCCGCCGCTCCGCTTTTCGAGGAGAAGCGCGCCATTGACCGAAGCGGTTGGCCCGACACGAAACCTGTCCCCTGGCTCGGGACCGGTGAAGAAGCCGTTGGCCAGGGGCGCGCCGGGTTGGTGTTCGCCCGGCTCGGTTCCAGGCTCTACACCGGGGGCTGGGGGCTCCGGGGCAACAAGGGCTGGCTCGGCACCCCCCTCGCTTCGCTCGGGGGGAGGGACAGGCGGTCGAACCACGCCGGGAGCGACGCCCGGCTCAGGAGGTTGTCCGGGCCGGGGCGCATCCACGGGAACAGTTCCAATTGGACCGGCGGTCGGCTCCATACCAGGACGGGCGGTTTCCGCGCCGGCTGGCTCACCGGTCGGGACGGCGGCGGGCGGTTCGGGAATAACAGGGGCGGCGGCGGGCTCGCCGGGACGGGGTTGGGCTGTGGTAACATCCGGGGGTGTCTCCCTTGGTGGTATGGGTGGGGGCTCAGGCGAAGGCATGGGCGTCGTGATCGGCACGGCCTCGCCCGGCGCCACGCCCTCGGGCGGGGGACGGACCAGATCGGTGAAAGGAGTGGGACGCGATGGAATGGGCGGTGGTTCTGTCGCTGGTGCTGTCGGTGGCGTCCCTTGTCCTGACGGTGGTGGCGCTGTTCCTGATCCATCGCCGCTGGTGGTAGCGCCGCCGCGCAGCCGCGTGGCGAGTTGGCTCCCGTAATGCTGGCCGTAGTGCATGACGCCCCCGGCGACACCGCCGCCGATGGCGTTCTCGATGGCGCCCTGGATCATCTCGTCAACGCTCGGCGTCGGCTGGCCCGTGATGGCGGGGTCGATCACGCCCTGTTTGATGGCGCCGGTCCCGGGACCGGTCACGGCGGCGTGGAACAGCAGGTTGCCCACCACGGATTTCACCGCGCGGAGACCGAACAAGGGCGCGGTCAGGCCCGTGAAGGCGCCAGACGCTTCGGCCACGTGATATGCCTGATTGACGGCGGCGTCGTGATCGAGGCCCTGGCGCAGCGCGTCCTCGTAAGCGGGTATCAGGCTCTGAGCGAAGTCGGTGACACTACCGCCCAGCGCGCCGCCGGCCAGTCCGCCGACGACGCCGCCGACGGGACCGCCCACGGCGGTTCCCGCCGCCCCGCCGCCCAGGGTGCCCAGGAACATCGAGGCCAGCGTGGGCGCGCTGTGCGTCAATCCGTAGACAATCCGTCCGCCGGGCGTGCGCTCCACTTGCGGCGGCGCCTCGGTGGCGCTGAACGCCTGCCCGGTGGCGAGTTGACGGGTCTCCCGGTTCACATCGCCCAGCGCGGCTATGCCGCTGTCCCACATCCCTTGCCGCGTGTCAGGCGGTTCCGGTGGCGCGTTGGGGTCCGGCGGCGGCGTGAAGATCGCCCCCAGATCGGTCATCGGCATGGGCTGCGGCATGGACTGGGGTAGGGACGTGGCGGGCGCCGGGACAGGGACCGGCGTGGTCGTCGCCGGGGGCGGGTCCATCGTCCAGCCATTCGCTGATGTGGCGGGCGCCGGGGCGGGGTTTGGCGTGGTCGCGGGAAGTGGGTCCATCGTCCAACCGCCGTTGGTCGGCGCCTCGGTGGGCGCGGGGGGCGGGTCCAGCGTCCAACCGTCCAGGGGCGGCGGCGGCATTCAGGCGAGACCCTGACCGCGCCGCGCGGCCTGGGTGAAGGCGTCCGCCAGCGACGTGGGCGCGCCCGGGGTCGGCGGCGGCAAGGACAGGGGAGGACCAGCCGGCGCCGCCGCCGCCATCAACGGTCCGGCTGGCGCGTCCGGTCCCGCTGATAGAGTTGGGCCGCCCGGCGCCGGGGGACCGCCGCCGCTGCCGCCCATGATCTTGGCGATGTAGTTTCGGGTCTCGGAGGGCAGGTTGCCCATGCCGTTCCGCGATACGTTGCCCGGTCCCCAGTTGTAGGCGGCGAGCGCGTGCGTGTAGTCGCCGCCGAACCTGTTGAGGTTCTGGCGTAGGTAGAGCGCCGCCGCCGGGATGGCCTGGGCCGGGTCCATCGGGTCGATCCCCAGGCCGCGCGCGGTGCCGGGCATGAACTGCGCGATGCCGGCGGCGCCGGACGGGTTGCGCGCGTTCGGGTTGAGCCCGCTTTCAGCCGCCAACTGGCGGCGGAATATGTCGTGATCCAGGCCGTATTTCTCGGCGGCGCCCCGGATCATGCTGTCAATATCGCTCATGTTCGTTCGCTCCGCTCACTCACATGAGCTGCTACCGCGCTCATCCGCCGCCGCCCCCCGCGCCGGACGCCGCGTTTTGCAAAGGCATCAGCCAGCCACCCTGTACGACGGCCCTGACGCCGCCGGGACCGGTGGCGGTCTGACCTTCAACCGCCCCCGGCGGGGCCGGCGCCAGCGCGCCGGGTGGCATCTTCGTCGAGGCGGCGCGCGGTCCCGCTGTCTTTGGTGCCACGGTATCGGTAAGGGTCTTCGCCGTGGGCGGCGTGAAGCCGGGAGGCGCCCCGCGCGGCCCGGCGCCGGGCCATTTGAGGTTGCCCACCTTGCTCATATCGCTGTTGATGATGAGTTCGTCCGCGTTCGTCCGCCTCGGGTCTTCGGTGCCCATGTGTCTGACCCCGACACTCCTGGCGGTCGCCGGGTCGTCCAGGACACCGGCTTCGCGCATCATGTCCCAGGCTTTGGTCGCGGCGGCGGCGGGGTCGGTCTTGTAAGAAGTCGTCTCCAGCGAGCGCGTGATGCTGTCGTGCAGCGCCATGGTGTCCTGGGATGGCCGGACCGGGCCGGTGGACGTGAAAAGATGCGGTCCGCTCGGTACCGGGTAGAGGCTCTGGAAATACGCGTCGCTTTCCATCTTCATCCGGGCGTGCTGGTCCGGGTTGATCATCTGCCTCGGCGTCAGGCCCAGTTGCGCCCGCTGGTAGGCACCCATGACCGTGTCGGCCAGGGGACTGCCGGTCTCGTCCAACGCCGCCGCGCGCGTCACCGCCTGCGCGTTCGCCTGATCGGTGGTCGCCGGTCCCACCCGCGTTCCCTCGGCGTTGCGGGCCAACCGCCAGATCGTGTGTCCCGTGGCCGGGTCCACCGACGCCACCAGCGCGCCGTCCACCTGCGAGTCGTACTTGCGGCCCAGCGCGGGGTTCGCGCGCAAACCGCCCTCGGTGGTGGTGATGACCTCGCCCTGCGGCGTGACGATGGAGATATTGTTCTTGTCGTGCGCGGCCTGCGTTGGCTCGTAGGGCGTCTGGCCCTGCGTCGTCGCCTGTCCCGTCGATGTCATGACGGGCGGCGGCGCCGCGCCGCCCGGCGGTGTCGGCGGTTGCACCGTCACGGGTTGCTGGTCGTATTGGTTTTCGGGCCGTCCCATGGCGGGGTTCTGGCGCCATATGCCCACTTTGGTTGGAATACGCGTTCCATCGGGCGCGATGACGACAAGCGGTTTCTCGTCTTCCAAGGTCTGCGTCGCCGCCGTCTGCGCTCCTGGCAGCGCCAGGGTGGTGCGGCTCTGGATGCCGGCGGTCGTGATGGCTGTCGTGGCTTGCAAGGGCGCGCTGTCCCCGGCGCCGGACAGGAACCGCTCGCCCGTGGCCTTGTCCATGGCACCAGACTGGATTTGCCCGTTGATCCAGGACGTGCCCAGGAGTTTCACCACGTTCGGGTCCATGCCCGCGCGTGCCGCCGTCGCCATGAGATAGGGCAGGTTCACCATGGGAGGGGTTGGCGAGCCGTTCGCCTGCGCCGGGGGTGCCTGTCTCACGCCGCCCCCCGGCGGCGCGGGACCCGGAGCGGCGGTCGGCGTGGCGCCGCCGGGCGCTCCCGGCGCCACGATGCTCGCCAGCGACGGGGACGACGGCGCGGCGGTGGGTTGGGGCGGCGCGCCCACGTTGGTCCCGGGAATGACCAGCCCCGGGGGCGCCTCTGGTCCCGGCGGCGCGGCTGGTCCCGGGATCGCCATGGGACCGGTGCCCGCCCCACCGCCCGTGAGTTCCTGCAAATACCGCTGCTGACCCATCTGGTCGCGGGTTTGGTAGCCCTTGATGAGCGCGTTGGCGCTTTCAGCGCCGTAGTAACCGGCCTGGGCGGCTTTAGCGGGATCACCGAACAACGATCCAAGGCTGTTCAACTTGTCGAACGATGCGTTGCCCGTGTTGAAAAACTGAGGCATCGCGCTGGCGAACTCTGGCATGACTCAGGTCCTATGTGATCGTCGGCGGCAGGTTCATGTTGATGTTGGGATTGTAGGGCGTCTGACCGCTGGCGCCGGGCAGGATCGCCGGGCCGTAGCGCCCGGCGGCGTAGGCGCCCAGATTACCCAGCCCGGAGTAGAGCCCGGCGACCTGGGTTTGCCATGCCGTGTCCGCCTTGGCCTGGGCGGCGGCGTTGGCGGCGCGGGTGTCGGCGTCGGACTGGCCCAGGTTGGCGCCACCCGTGGCGTTGCTGAACCGCAATCCCGCGTAGGTGTTCTCGCCCTGGGCCTTGGCCTGGATCGCCTGATCCACCGCGCCGCCATAGTCCGTGGCGTTCCGATAGGCGATCTGCGAGGGCAGTAAACGCACCGCCGATCCACTCGCCAGGAGTTTCGCCGCTTCTTGTTCGGGCATGATGGCGGTCCGGTTCTCGGTGATCGCCTGTCCCGTGTCCTGCAAGGGCTGACCATAGCTGGCGACTTTGGCGATGTCGGCGCCGTACTGGCGTATATTCGCCGCCGCGATCCCCATGCGCCGGGCGAGCGCCGTCTTCATGACGGGGTCGTTGGTGGACGTGGACGCGCCGGACCCGTCCGGGTTGGTGGCGACGGGACCGGTGGGACCAGGGGCCTGGGACGCGGCGAGCAGCGCCGCCGCCTGATCCTGGGCACCCTGCTGGGACCGGTCCATGCCCCCGGGCGCCGTGGTTGACTGGAGCAGTTCCTGGGCGCGTTGATCGGCGGCGACGCGTAACTGGTCAGCGGTCTGGTTCTCGGCGGTGACGGTCTGGTTCTGCCGGTCCAGCGCGCTCATCTGCGCCTGACGGGTCGCCGCCGCCTGCGTGACACGCGCGGCGTTCTCGCGCTGGGCGGTGTCGAACTGCGCGTTGGACTGGTCCCGCGTCGCCGCCATGCGCTGGTTGAACGCCTGATTTTGCGCCTGACTGGTGGCGAGGTTCTGGTCCCGGACCGCCTGGGCCGCGCGGCTCTGCGCGGCGGACGACTGGCTCGCGCCGTAGACCGTTCCGCCCACGCCCACCGCCGCCGAAGTCGCCGCGATATAGGGCGCGGCGGCTGCCATGGCGGCGGAAATCTCCACGCCGGTACACATGTTCGTCGCTCCCTATGGTGTGCTGAGCCCGGCGCTGCTACCGCGCGGGTTGGTCCCGCCCAGGCCGGCGTTTCGGTAGGCGCCGTAAGTGTTGGATATTCCCAGCGCGTTCTGCCCGCTGGCGTAGCTGCCGACGCCGCCCAGGACGTTGGTGAAGATATTGGTCAGCGGGCTCACCGTGGGCACACCGCCCAGACTGGCGATGGTGTCGCCCGCGCTGTTCGTGACGCCCGAGATAGCTTGCCGCGTCGTGTCCAGCCCGGCGTTCACCGCCTGATCGTTCACGCCAGCGATGGGCGGGGCCACGGACTCAGCCGACGTGACCTGTCCCAGGAGGTTCTGCTTCGTGTTGGCGACCTGGGTTTTGAGCGTGTTGGTGGCGTCCGTGGCGTTCTGGGTCTGCGCCGCCGTGGCCCGTCCCGCGTCTTCCTCCAACAAGCCTTGCTGGTCCACCGCCGTCTGGGACGAGCCAAGTCCCTGCCGCGCGAGGCCAAACAGAAGCTGCTTACTGGCGAGGCCCTTCTGGTAGTTGATGTCGTCGGTGGCTTTCTTCATGTAATCAGTATTGTATTGACCAAAGTAATCCGGCGAGAAACGGGCGAACGCGTCGCTGATCTGCTGCGTGCCCTGCGCCAGGAGACCGGCGCGGCCCGTGTCGTAGTCGGACTGGCGTTTGGACTGCGCGTCAGCCTGGGCCTGGAGCGCGGCCTGCTGCGCCTTCTGATCCGCGACCTGCTGCTGGTTGAACGCGTTCTGCTGGTCCGATATCGCCTTCTGCTGGCTCAGTTGCTGGTCGGACGCATCCTGCTGCGCCATCAACTGGTATTGCGCCACCGTCCGGGCACCCCGGTCGAAATACTGTTGCGGTATCCCCGCCTCGGCCCGCTCGATGTTGTTCGACGTATCCCTGTAGTCCGCCATCGGCGGTCCACTGCTTCCACCGCCGCCATGTCCCAGACACATGATCCCGCCTCCACCCCAAAGCCAGAAAGTCCTCACCGCCGCGCCCATAGCCGCGCAGCGTCCCCTCGATTTCACCGCCCAAACTCATGATCCATTTCAGGTTCTGGGTGTTCGACGCCATGACCTGACACTCGGCGCGATGCACCCCGGATCTGAGTACGGCGGGCATCATCTCGTCCAACACATAGCGCGTGAGGGGTCTTATGACCCGGCCCCAACGATTGGTCCCGCAGCCGCAGAGCATACAAACGCCGGGGCGGATCAGCGTCGCGCCAATCATCGCCACGGGCTCGCCGTCCGCCCAGAATGTTCGCCAAAGGTCGTTGCACGCCAGCACCATGACGTAGTCGGCCAGGGTTTTCGGGTCATCGTCCCAGCGTTGCGCGTAGATTTCCCGCGCGTCATGCTCCCGCAGGTTGGCGATGATATGGTCCACCGCCGCCCGGGTGACGGGCTCGCGCGTGACCTCGATCATTTCGCCGATCCCTCCTGCATGTTCAGGTGGATCGCCGCCAATAATGCCGGCCCCGGCGCCTCATGGATCAGTTCCATGCCCACGTGTGTCCCGTAGCCGGCGAAAGGTATGCTCTGAAGCCCAAAGGTATTGTCCTGGACCGTGGCGACCAGTTCAAACGCATCGGTGTTATTGGGCAACATTCCCATGCTGATCGACCACTGGCCCTGGCACATCACGTCCACGCTCTGGATGCGCTTGCGCGTCGTGGGACCGTCCATTTCCATGTGGGGGGTTCGCACCGTGACCCGGGAACTGTCGTAGGTCTGGTTATCCACGCCGCCGTAGAGATAGAGGCTCTGGTCCGGTCCCCGGCAGTAGACCCGGTTGGCGACGACGGCGAACTCCTGGACGACGAAGCCCGGCGTGAACTGCGACCATGCCGTGATGTCGCCGGCGGGGAAGTAGGATAGCGCGTAGATCGTGTCCGCGACGGACAGCCAGTAGCGCCCGGCGATGGGCTGCACGACACTTCTCGCCAGCGCGGCGGCGGCTTCGTTGGTACGGATCGCCGTCGTCATCAGCGGGTCGATGGCGCTGCCCACGTCGCTCACCGACGCCGTGTTGGTGATGGTCAGGGACTTGAGGCTGCGCACGCCCGAGTCAGACAGAAACAAAATATCGCCGGTCCCGAACTGCGTCACGGAATGCGGCGCGAGGGTGCCGATGCGGAGGACCTGTTGCAACGCGTCCAGGGTCGGGTCCGGGTCCAGGTGCCATAACTGCGTGGTCAGGCGGGCGAACACCGCCATCTTGTCGAAGAACACTTCCATCGACAGCGCGTTCTCGTTCTCCGGGTCGTTCAGCCCCACGTTGATGAACCCGGCGCCCGGGTTGGTCGTGCTGGACGGATCGTTCACCGAGGGATCGTTGACCCCGGAGAAGTTCACGTAAGGTCCCGAAGTGCGATACATCTTGGTTTTGTAGGTGCGCGCGTAGGTGCCCACGCTGGGCGCCCCGCCCACTTCGGTCACCAGGACACCGTCGTACCAGATATGACGCGACCCGTCCGCCGCCGTCCCAAGCACGTAGAACTTAAAGTTGAACGCCTCGATATCGTCGATCTTAATGGGCGTGCCGCCCGGCGGCGAGGCCAGTTCGTGCGCGACGATGACGTGCGGCGTGGTGCCCGGCGTCACGGCGCCCAGACTGACGCCGAAGACATGCAGCGTGTCGCCCTGCCCGAAGATGGCGGCGGTGTTGGCGGGTAATGTGGTGGTCGTCACGAAGGCAAGGCGTTTCTCGATTTCACCGCCCGGCGTCAGAACGGCGTTGTCCAGGATGCGCAATGAACCACCCGGAGCGGTCAGCGCCGACTTGCGGACATCCAAACCCTCCTTGAAGTCCTGGATACTAAAAACTTTGCCCACATCGTCAGCCCGAACCGTAGCCCGGCGGGATGTAGTCCAGTCCCACCACACCGGTATCGAACTCGCCCATCGGCGCCCGCGCGTCCCCACCGCCGCCGCCCATCACGAAGGGCTCGCGCTTATGCGAGTACTGCCGCACGCGATGGCGCCGCATGACCTCGTTCGCCTTGGTCATCTTCAGTTGCGCGTCCTTGGCCTCGTCCCGGGCCAGGATCTCGGCGGCGCAGAACAGCACGATCAGATGATCCGGCAGGGTCGCCTGATCGGCGTCGTTTATCATGGGCGTGACGGTTTTGGTCCCGCGCATCCTGAGCCGGCCATCGTGATCCACGGTGGTCACGTCGGGGATCGGCCAGACCTCGAACATCCCGGAGTCAGCGTTGTGCATCCAGCGCCTGGGGGGCCAGGACTGATCGCCGGCCTCACTGTCGTAAAGCCGCATCTCGCGGGGACCGATGCCGTAGGTGACGTTGGAAATCCACATGTTGGAGTTGGAGATCAGCCAGAGTTTGGAGATGTCCTCAAAGGTCAGATCCACCGGGTATTGATAGTATCTTTGGCCCTGGACCATCTCGGTGTCCCGGTCCACGATCAGTTGCGGCCAGTCGTAGTCCCGGTAAAGATCAAGCTGGGTCCTGTTCAGATAGTAGAGCAGCGTGTCTCGGTCGTTGATGCCGTGCGCGACGTTGGTGGAGTGACCCAGTTCAGCGCGCAAATCTGTCAACATGTCCCGCAGTTGCTTACCCATACTGGGCTCCCCGCTGTTGGCTCAGCCATTCACCCAGGTATCGCTGCCTTCGCGCCCGTCCGGTCCTTATGAGACCGTTATGACGCTTGCGGCATGTCTCGCCACAGAACCGCACCGTGATGCCCTTGCGCAGCCCAAGCGGCCCGCCACAGCATCGGCACTTCCCCTCCCCAATGACGGGACTAACCACCGGTCAGGTTCAACCGGGCGGCGCGGGTCGTCCGCGCTGTCAGGTTGCCCTCGCTCTCGCGTCGCATGGCGCCGCCGGCCACGTCGGGTAAGTGATCGGCGGTCCTGGGCGCGCTGGTCCCCTCGCCCCGGATATTGTCCCGGGCGCGGAAACTGGCCGCGTCGGGCATCTCGGGCTTGGGCGCCGCCGTGACCGCCGTGACCACGTCCACCAACCCCAGGGGGTCGTCGCCCAGGTCGTCGGCGTCGTGGCCCGCGATCTGGTCGATGCTCACGTCAGGCGGCGGCGGTTCGTCCTTGTAGGTGCTGACCACGCGCGGCATCGAGGCTGGCATGGTGAAGACATCGAGCGGCTTGAGTATGGGGTCGGGGCTGTCCGGACGGGTCGGTCCCGGGACGTGGATCGGCTCCACGCAAATGGGCAGCGAGCCGTCCGCCATGGGCAACCGGGGCCGCGCGCCCGGGAAGACCTCGGCCACCGCCTTGTCGCCATAGGTGAGTTTCAGGCGTTCCAGCACTTCGGCCTGCGTCGCGTCCCACTCGCCGACCACGTGGATATCCTGGATCGCTTCCTCGCCGTGCAGAAACTGCAGCACGATCAGTTCCGGGAAGACGATGGGCCGGCCTCGGTGCCGGACCACGACCTGTTCGGGATCGGCGGCGAGCGCGATGGAGCATCGCAAAAGTTGGAAGTTCATGGGCACGTCCTTTAAGAAGTCACGATCTCGGAACTGTCCGAGATCGTGACTACTATAGTCCAGTCCAGATCTACGCTATATCATAGACCCCTGAACCATTGAGTTGCTGCGCACACATTTGTCCGGTGTGCGTCAACGATTTATACATGACGAACGTATTGTAAGGCCGCGCGGGGGTGAACCGGTGATCCCACTCGCCGTCCATTTTCATCAGGTAGATGTGCCTCGGGTCCCACCAGTAGAGGCGCTTGGTGAAGCCCAGGTCGTCCAGTGTCGGGTCGTACTCGATCATGGTCCCGCCGGGGAGTTTAAGTTGCCCCATCGAGCCGTCCTGGGTCCCGGTGAAGCCCGTCATGCTGTAGTTGCCGTTGGCGCGGAACTCGATTTCCATGGCCGAAATGAACGCGCTGCCGGCCAGGGCCTTGGAGGGCTTGCCGCCATAACGGATCAACTGGCGGTATTCCTGCTGCAAGAACTCGATCAGCGCGCCGCCGTTGGTGGCCGACGAAGTCACCGGTCCCCGGCCCCCGGCGGCGCCGAACGCCGTCGTGGCGGCGCGGTTGCGCCACCATGTATTCGTGCGCGCGAGGCCACCCGTGGTCCCGACCGCCGGGCTGTCCAGGATGATGCTCTGCATCCCGGCCAGCGCCTTGGCATCGGCGGTCCCGTCGCCCCACAGCAGGGTGTTCATGTTGCGCGCATACTGTTCGCCAAAGTCCTCCAGCTTGTCCTGAAGCAGGTTCACCAGGACCGTCACTTCGCGGTCGGAATGATTGCTCATGTCTGAACCATTGCCGGCGTCGTCGGTGATCGAGATGCCGTCGATCTTCAGTTCGGTGTGCGTCAGCGTGAGACCGATGTGATGCTCGCGCCACGGGAAGTTCACCCGCTTGATGTTGGCTGGCGTGTAGAAGTTCACCGTGTCGTTGTGCGTGTAGCCCACGACATGATCGTTGGTGCCGCCCGCGCCGTAATCGCCCTTCACGGCGAGGGAAATATTACCCTTGCCACCGGGGAACGACTTGCTTGACCCCTCGGCCCACTTCAGGAGGGGCTTCGCCTGGATCGACTGTTTGAAGGTGTCTCCCTTGTTGTAATAATAGTCCAAGGCGGCATTCGCGATGTTAGCTAGTTCACCGGCTGTGAAAGCCATTTACGTGGTCCCTGGGGGATCACGACGCGCGCCTCATGTTCGACATGGCCAGAAGGACGGCGTCCTTCATGCTCGTCGGCTCGGGCATCGCGCCGTGGGATGTGCCGTTGATGCCGGACGGGGCGGGCCGGGTTGGTCGCGGGGCTGGTCGCAGCCGCGCGAACTCGCCGGTCGCTTCCGCGTACGCCTCTCGCACCAGCGCCACCGCCTGATCGGGCGTGGTCGGCGCGCCCTTCTCTTGCAGCAGCGCCTGCGAAAACCGCCGGACAGCATTGGCTTTCAGGGAGTAGTCGGGGTCCCTCGTTCGGATGTCGTTTTCCCAGTTCGTCACGGCCATGCGGACGGCTTCGAGCGCGCGGCCCTGGTCTTCCTGGGCGCGCGAAGTCGTCTGCTCGCGTAACCGTTCCTCGCTTTGATTGGCTCGGAAGCGGGTTCGCGTGACCTCTCGCGCGGTTTCCTCGGTGATGAGCCCTTCGTCCACCTGTCGCTGCATATCCGGCGCGAGGCGCAGACCAATGGCTTCCTGAGCGGCCTGCACGTAAGGCGTGACGCCGTTGAGGAAAGCCTGATAGTCGCCTCGCCGCAGCGCGGCACCCACCCCCAGCAGCATGTTCACGTCGTCGGGGGCAAGCTGGTGTTGGTGCAAATAGCCCTGAAGCTGACGGTGTTGCTCGATCTCGGGCGTCAACGCGCTCAGGGTGGTGCGGGCTTCATCCCGTTGGGCCAGTAGCTGTTCGAACCGCCGTCGTGTCTCCGGTCGTAGCTTGCGGAGTTCGTCGGCGGTCGGGTCAGCGGCTGGTGTCGGCGGTGTATCATCCGGTTTTGGGTCCCCGGTTTCTCCCGGGGCGGTCCCAGCCGTGTCTGGTGTCGGCCCTTGTCTCGCGGCGCCATCGGTTGGTAGCGCGGGCGTTTCCTGGGTCTTGACTACCGCTCGAACCGCCTCAAGCAGTCCTTGCCGGTCAGACAGTGGGGTGTCGCCTGACGAGGGCGCGTCTTTCGCGTCCGTGGTTTGGTCGCCTGACGAGGGCGTGGTTTCTGTCGTGGTTTCAGGCGCGGGGGACGAGTCCGCGAAGCCGGCGTCTGTGTCGGTCGTTAGAGTGTGGGTGTCGTCTTCCGCCACTTACACGATCCTGGCTGAAACCAGGATCGCTTATGGGCCGTGTTTTCCGTGGTTGTCCAGGGGCAAGACCAACAAACCCAACACGGAAACGCCCGCCGGGATGATCCGGCGGGCGTCATCGGGCGTAACCGAAGGAGCAAGCGTGTAGCTACAGGCTTGCCTGAACGCCACAAACGTTCAGACTGGTAGTGCCCGCCGGAAGCACCCGGCGGGTGTAAGCGAGGAGAATGTGATGGTCAGACATCGCAAACTCCTGCCTCGGATAATCGTGCGTATCACGATCACGGTCAAGATCGTGATGACGATAATCCGAAGGTAGGGCAAGGGCCAGCCCAGATTATCGGGCTGGCCCGGCCCTCGGCGGATCAGCCAGAGAATACGCGCAAAACCACCCAGACCCCCAACACGGCCCACATGAACAGGGCCGCGCGGATCACGGCGTCGGCATCCCCTGGGACGACGATCTCATGCGTGGCATGGCGCCGCCGGTCCCGGGACGATTGCCGTTACGACCGAACACCTGAAGCGGCGGGACACGCGGTCCCAGCGGGCCTTGGGTCCCGGGACCACCCGTCGCGTTGGTCATGCCCACGGGACCCTGGGCGTTCGGATCTTCGTCGGGCGCGCCCGGCCTTGGGGGTCCCTTGCCGGCGTTGTCGGGGGGACCCTCACCACCGGGACCGCCCGGGACGCCGGGCGGCTGGGACATGATCTGGTTCAGCGCCTCGATGGAGGGCACGCCCTCCGCGAAGGCATCGGTCAGGTCAATGTCGGAGCCCATGCGCTGGATGAGTTGCCGGGCCATCCACTCGGGCGAAATGCCCGGGATACGCTGCAAGATGGGCAATAGTTGCGTCATGTTCTGGATGTCCTGCTGCTTGTCGGGACCGTTGTCGGCGGTGGCTTCGACCTCCAGGTAGACATTCTTGGCGACGGTCTCGCGGTCGATCTCGGGCCACACGGCGCCGGGGCCGACGATTTCCTTGACGATCTGGGCGGACACGTTGAGCAACAGGAGCTCGCCCCCGGCGCGGGCCAAATCGGTGAGCAGGTCGTTCATGTCGTCGATGATCGAAGACGTGTCGGTGTGCTGGGCGAACTGGGCCACCGATACCTCGGTGGCGGTGGCGCCGGACGTGGTCCCCTGGTCGGCCTGATCGGAGCCCAGGACACGCAGAAGGTCCTCATAAGTGGGCGCCGTGTCGTAGACCGCCGGGTCAATCGGCGGCATCTTCAGCACCTGAAGCACGTCGTCAACCTTCTGTCCCGGCGCCAGCGCGTTGAGTTCCAGGAGCGCGTTCGCCGGGTGGGTCTTGAGTTTGTCCTTGTCCACTTCCTCCAGAATACCAGCCGCCACCACGGTCTTTGGGCGGTTAGCGCGGCGGTGTTCACGCAGTCCCTGCCGCGCGCGGTTGAGTTCAAGCTGCATGTCCCGGAGAAGATCAATGTCGGACTGCGGGAACAGCACGGTCTCGTCGTAACCCTCGTTCAGGACAAACGCGAACCAGGGATAGAACCTTTCGATCTCGGCGTCCGGCGGGCTCGGCTCCTGGAGAAAGTCCAGGTAACCGTCGCAGACGACGTAAACCAAACCATCCTTGCGATGATAGATCTCCCAGACGCAGGCGTCGCCGCCCGCCGTGTCGGTCTCGTCCCTGCCGCCGGCTTCGTAGTGCCGGACGGGCACGGTCTCGGTGGAGTTGCCGTCGCTGTCGTAAGCCGAGTAGCCCTTGCCCACGTCCACGCCGTAGACTTCCTGGATCTGATCGGGCGTCAGGATGTATTGCTGGGCCACCCAGTCGCTGCCCAGGAAGCCCCGCAGCGTGCGGCACTTCTTGTCCGGGATGATCGCCGTGCTGTCGGGGTAATCGAAACTCAGGCCCTCCCGGACGATCAACTGGCCCTCCTGGGTCAGGCCCTGGATGGCCAGTTTCAGGCTCTCGGCGTCGGCGCTGTCGTGTTCGATTTCACCGTCCGCGAGGTCCTGGGACAGCCTCTCGATGTTAGCGAGGCGCTCACTCATGTCGGCTATCCTGGCCTCGATGGCCGGCGACATTTTCATGGCGCGCTGAAAGCCCAGCTTCACGTAGCCGACCGAAGTAATGATCGACCGTCGCACGGTCATCTTCATCATGGACTTGAAGCTGTGGACCTGTTCTTCGACGTTGTAGTCATAGAGGATCTTCAGCGTCTTCGCGAGCCGGTCCATCAACTGGTCGTATTGCTTGACCTGGGCGGCGTCCTGGATCGTCATCATGATGTTGGGCGGCGGCGGCATACCCGTTTGCGCGGCGACCTGCATCGCCTGCTGGGCCTGTTGCAGCGCCTGCTCGGAGCCGTCCCAGGTCTGCGCCATGATCTTCTCGCGGCGCTTCGCGGTGATCGTCGGGTTGTTCGGGTAGAGTTCCGCCGTGCGCTTCAGGACGTGCCTGAGCGCGATGTTCGCCACGTAGCGTTCATCCCGCTCGCTGTCTCGGCGGCGTCGGCGGCGCCGTCTGGTTTCGGTCTCCCACTGGTCGCCGTTGACGAAGTTCATGTTGCTCCGCATCCGGTCAAAGCTGGGCTTCCAGTGGGTGCGCGCCTCGCGCACGCGGGACTGCCAGCGTTTGACCAGCGCCCGACGCGCTTCGGGCGGCTCGGGCGGGTCCCGGGAGATGAGTTTGGCGTTCGGGTTGGTGTCCTGGATCGGCGGCGTGAGCATGTCGGGACCGCCCTGGAAGGTCCCGGGACCGGGCATTCCCATTGGTCCCGGGGACGGCGGGGCGTCCATCATGCCGGCGCCGGGCAGGACCGGGGGTGGCGCCCCCATCATCCCGGGCATGGGCGCCATTCCAGGTCCCATGCCCGGGACCGGGGCGGGGGGTATACCAGGAGGGCCTGGGTTAGGGGGGAAACCGCTCCCGGACATCGCTCACCACCCTCCCGCGCCGAAGCCCTGACGCACGGACCGCTCGGCCAGATCCCGTTCATTTTTCAGCCAGCCGAACGTGCCCTCGGCGTTGTCGTCGGTCTTCGTCCGCGTGCGGCCCGCGCCGATCTGAAGCGTGAGCCCCAGGCCGACGTAGGACAGGGTGTCCACGAAATCGTCGTGCGCGTCATAGGGGAACTTCAGCATCTGATCCCGCGCCGCCGGCCACCAGGGCGCCCGTTCGGGAAAACGCACCTTGCCCATGCTCATGCGGCCCTGGATGGACTGCGCGCGGGTCTGCTTGTCGGCTATCGGCTGCATCTCGATGATCGAACAGAACGTCTTGGTCTCCAGCATCCGCTTGCGCAGGAACGGCCCGATGCTCTTGGAGATCATGCTGCGTTCCGCCCACCAAAAGACAGGCTTGTGGGCGCGCATCATGCGCAGCATGGCCTCGACGGCTTGTTCAGCCGTCATCTGCCGCCACAGCAGGTCCGCCAGGATCCAGATATTATCATCCTCGTCCACGCCGACGCACATCAGGCAGGTCTTGTCGCTGTCCTGCTTCATGCTGACGGCGTGATCGCTCGCCGCGTAGACCCTGAGACTGGTGGGCAGTTCGGCTGGGCGATAGGTCTGTATCCATTTACTGCTGAAGAAGGTGCCGCCCGCCGGGCTGGGCCTGCCCTGGTAGAGTGCGCTGAAGCCACGAGCATCACGCCTTTGCAAACCCAGGAGGAAGTTCCGGCCAAAGCGGCCCGGCCATAACGGATCGCCCTCGGCGCGCTTCAGCGGGTCCTTGTGCTGGTCCACGGCCAGCGCCGGCATGTCGATGATATGCCACTCGGCGGCTTCTTCGGGGTCGTAGTAGCTGTTCGTCGGGTCGGTGAGGCGCCCGACAAGATCATCCTGGTGCCAGCGCGTCTGGATCAACAGGATGCGCCCGGTCTCGTCCATCAAACGTGAGGCGATGACCTGGGTGAACCACGTCCAGAGCGTGTCCCGGATCGTCGGGCTGTCCGCTTCGTGGCGATCTTTGAGCGGGTCGTCGATGATCAGCACGTCGCCGCCGCGTCCCGTCGTGGTCCCGCCTCGCCCCACGAAGGCCATGATGCCCCCCTGACGGGTCTGAAGCCGATCAGACGCGAGGCTGTCCTGCTTCAGGACCACGTCGGGGAACACCTGGGCGAAGGCCGGCGTCAGCATCGTGTCCCGGACCGCGCGGCCTATGTCCTGGCCGAACTTCTCGTTGTAGGTGCCGAAGATGAGGCTCTTGGCGGGGTTCCTGCCGACGAACCACGCGGGGAACTTCTTGGACGCCAACTCGGTCTTGCCGTGTCGTGGCGGAAGCGAAATGATAAGGCGTCTGATCGTGCCCTTTTCCAGTTCCTCCAGCCCCACGCACATGATCTTGTGGAACCGCTGAGCGTCGTAACGTGAGAACTCAGGGTCCTGGGTGTAGCCCGGGACAGGCATCATCAGGCGGGTGAACGCCAGCAGATCGTCACGCGCGTCCTTCACGGCGATCAGCCGTTTTAATACTAACTCGTAGCGGGCTTCGTCCGGGGTCACGACATCGGTGGCCCGGCGGACGGCGCATACGGCACGGGCGGCGCGTTCAGCGGCACACCGCCGGGGGCGGGCGGCGCCAAGGGCTGACGCGGCGCCGCCCGCCGGGCGTCGGCGCCCTCCTGGATATCGCCCACGCTGGTTTTCGCGTCGGCGCCTATCTGGTCTTCTTTCTGAATGAGTTTCCCGACCGGACCTGATTTGTAAGACTCACGATGCGCATCATATAGCGCCATGAACCTGTCATATAAGGGACCGAAAGCGGGCGTTCCCTGGACCTTGTCCATCGCGGCCCGGGTCTCCTCCATCTGACGCAGCAAATCAGCCTGCCGCGTGAGATGCGGTTGCTTCGTGGTCTCCACCGCGTTGGGGCCGACACCCTGATATACGGGCTCGTCCCCTGTATCCGGGGACACGAGATACTGATCGCTGTCCATCATGGTGGCGCGCGGCACGGTCGCGCCTCTGGCGCCCTGCGCCAGGACATAGCCCGCCATCGGGCTCGGCCCCGGCGGCGGCGGGGGCTGTTCCGTCCCCGCCATCCGGTTCTTCACATAAGCCAGCATGTCCTGTTGATCGGCCATGTCAGGTCAGCGTGAACGTATTGGAGGTCACGACCGGCGCCACGGAAACCGTCGCCGTGGCGGTGGCGCTGCCCGGCTTCAACACGCCGCCCGCGAAAGGCGCCGTGACCCAGGCTCCGGTCCCGGGGGCGGTCCAGATGGTTTGCGCGGCCACGGTGCCCCCGCGCTGCATGAGCGCGACCCGCACCTGAAACGGCCTCTGCGTCGCCGGGTCCACGACGGCGGTCCCGGACACGGTCAACGGCGCCGCCGCCGCCTGCCCGGCAATGGTGTCGATGGCGAGGATAAGGGCGTTGCCGCTGGCCACGTACTCGCGCCATGGCTGCTTGCGCACCCGGCAGACCGCCATCGGGTGCGGCGGCGGGACGAGCGCCATCAGGACGGGTCCTCCCCGTGTTCGGCTTTACGCCGGCCTCGATGGTTGGACCGCGTGGCGGCCTCCACCGCCGTCACCATGTTCGACGGCGGTGCCGTGGTGGTCCCGGCGGCATTGGTGGCACTGACGACACAGACAAAGGCGAGGCCGATATCGGACTCGACCAGCGCGTGGGTCGCGGTATCGTCGCCCACGTCAACGCCCTCCGCCTGCCACTGATAAGCGTAGGTCGTGGGCTCGCCTTCCCAGTTCCCCATGGTGCAGTTCAACGCGGCACCGTCCTGCGACACATACGGCACGTCCACGTTGACCGGCGCCGTCCCGGACACCCCGTCCCCGGGCTCGGACGGCGGGTTCAGATCCCCGGGCGTGAGGTCGCTGGTTTCCGGGTCGCGCGGGTCGGGCGGTTTGACGAAGCCGTCCTGATATTCACCGGGGTCCACCGGGGCCGCGTCGGGATCGCGCGGATCGGGCGCGGCAACGAAGCCGTCCAGGTACGCCTGGGTCTCAGGGTCCGGCTCCGGTTCCGGGGGAACCGGCGGCGGCGCGTCGGCGTGACCCACGGGCGGTTCATAAGGCGGGTTGTCGGTTTCAGACATGACATGGACTCCTTCAGTCTCGCAGGATGAAGCCGAACACACGCCAGCCCATCAGGAAAAACAGCACCCACAGCAGCAGGCCGTTGTAGGACGGCCAATACGCCGCTCCGCCCGGCGTGCGGCCCCATCCCCAGAACACCAGCCAGATCACCATCAGCACCCAGAACAGCAGTCCGATTGTCATGGTGTTCCTGTCTCCTTCGCCGGGGCCACGCTCAATATCCCGGGCATCTGTTCCCACGGGGCTCCCATGGGGAGCGGATGAGTGATGACCAGCCGCCAGACCGTGCCGTCATTGCACAGCGCGTAAAGCCGGTCCGGCGCGCTGCCGGCGGTGGACGACACGGTGATCTGGGTGATGACGCGGACCGGGATGAGAGGATCGGTCTCGCTCATGGGCGTAACGCCGGGGGCGGGCACACCAGCCGCGCCTCGACCAGTTCGCGCAGGTGATCCAGTTGTTTCTCGTTGGTATCAAGCCTGAGCATGATGGTCCTCCCCGGCTCCAGGCTCGCCCGGGTGCGCTCCAGATCGACCCGCAGGGTCTCGATGTTCACGGCGAGAACGGCGAGGGCGTGCGAGTTGCTCCAGGCAATCGTCACGAGCGCGCCGAGAAGAAGCGGAGCCAGTGTCGCGACGGCTTTTAGCCAGATAGGCATTCACGCCAACACCATGACGCGGTTCTGCGGCGTGGCGCCGCTGATCGTGGCGACCGAGGCCCATTGCTCAAGCAATATCTGGGTGGCCACGACCTGGGGATTGACGGTGCTGACCGCCGCCCATTGCTCGACCATGATTTGCGTGACCTGGGCTTGCGGGTTGGTCCGATACCATTCCTCAAGCGCGACCTGGGTGGCGAGCGCGTTGGTGGGGATCGACGCGCCCGCGCCAGCGGTTAATGTGATCGCGGAAAGACCGCCCTGCGATCCAACGCCAGTGAAGCCCACCGTCGCGCCAGACTGCGCCGATGTGTAAGTCCATCGGCCCAGGGCGAAGTAAGCGAACAAACCGTTGCTCGCGACTGTGTTTAAATCGCGCGTGCCCGTGCCAACAGCGGTGGCGGGGCCGGTGTTGTAGTTCGATCCTATAAGCACAAGACACGTATCGTTGGCGTTGGTGGTCGTTATCGTTCCGGTGATGGTCGCGCCAAAGGAGCCAAAGCTGGAGAGCACATTGGGATCAACCGGACTGACCGAACTGGCTCCGGTCAGTGTCTCGTAACCCGTCGATGCGGCGTCAATTGTCTGGCTTGATGTGATGGTGACGGTCTGGGCGGTTAACGCCGATGTGGCGTAAGCCCAGAACAGTTGCGTGGCCATGCGGAAGCCGACATTGCCCACACCAGAACCGGGAGGCGCGGCGTTCCACGTCAGTCCCGCGCCCGCGATGGACAGCGTGGGATTTGTCGTGGTCGATGTGCTTCCGATGACCGCGCCAACGACGACAACGCTATTGGCTGCGCTGGTCACGGCTATCGTGGTGGTCGTGCCGCTGATCGATGTGTTGGTGTTGCTCTGGTCTTTCGCAGGCGGTGTCGGCGCTCCGGTAAAGCCCGACGTGAACCCGCTGGGCACGGTGCCGGTGAACGCGGTGTCGCCGAAGTTGGCGGTGACCACTTCTCCCGACTGACCCAGCGTGATGGCGGGATAAACCGGCAACGCGACACCGAAGTTAGGTGTCGCGATCCCACCGACACCAGTCGCTGGATTGTTGGCGACGTTGCCGTTCCAGTTACCCGCCGCGCCAACCCGCGCCCATATGCGCTTCGCATCGATGTCAACGGCGAAACAGATAACGGTGCCGCTGGTTATGGTGCCGAAACTGACACCCGACGAACCGCCGTCAATCCATAGCGATCCGGCCCTGATTATACCTACCGTCCCCGCGACGGCTCCGTTACCAAGACCTGACGCGGCACTGACATTCCACCAGCCGTTCGCCAGACCGACAGTGCTGTTGATCCCGGCGAACGTGGTGCAAGTATATTCAAAATAGAACTTGCCGGTGATCTGTCGATCAGCGGTTCGCACACCCGCGTTCGCACCGGATGCCGTGGCGGTGAGATTGCCACCCGACAGCGTGATTGCCGCCGCCTTGTCGGTCGAGGACCATGAGGTATTCGCCATCAGCTTGTCACCACTGGCCCGATGACGCAATTATTCACGCCAACGGGTGTCCACGCCGCGCCGGTCGCGGGATCGTTAAGATCAGTACGATACGCCCATTGCCAACCGCTCGTTGTCAGCGTTAGCGGCGGCGTGCTTTGCACAGTGGTGCCGGTGGTCGTAACACCGAACCCGGAGGTAAAGCCTGACGGCACCGCTCCCACGAACGCCGACGCGCCGAAGTTAGCTATAACCGCGTCGCCAACTCCATTTTCAGAAAAGTATGGGTAGGCGGCGGTCCCGCCACCAATCGCGCCCGTGGAATAACCGCCCGTGCCGGTCGTGGGGTTCGCCGTGCCCGACCCGTTCCACTGACCCGCCGCGCCATATCTGATCCAGATCAATTTGGCTGTGAGATCGACCGCGAAACAAATTACGGTCCCGCTGTTACTGGCACCTAGCGTAGTAAGCGCGCTGTTATCCACATAGAGAAGACCGGATCGCGTGATGCCTGAAACACCAGTTTGACTATAACTATTGGCGAAAACAGCAGCGGCGGTGGCGAGGCCCACGAACGAAGCCGAGTTCAGAAAAGTCGTCGCGGTTATTTCCCAGTAAAACTTGCCGCCGCTTTGACCTCCGTTCGCGCGCACCGCCGATGTGCCCGAAGCTGTCGCGGTGAGGTTGCCGTTCGACAATGTGATGGCTGCGTCTTTGTCAACCGGGTTCCACGTCATCGGCGTGAACAAAACGGCGTTGCCGCTCCGCAGTTGCACCGCCGCCGTGCGCGATCCCGCGTCGGACTTCTGCATGTAACCGCGCGTCGTCACCGCTATGATCGATGCCGGTGTCGAGGCGATGGATGCGATACCGTAGAAATCCGCGTCGCCGGGCGTGCTGTCGTAGACGTAGCTGGTGGTGGTGTCCTGCTGAGGTTCGTTGACGAAGAGAAAGTTAACCGCCGGGGAAGTGGCGATGCCCACGATGAGCGGATTTTGCCCACTGCCGGTAATGGCGGGATTGTTGGTGGGAAACGTCGCATAGGTGTCGCCGTTTCTATATAGACCAGTCGTATACGCGGTGTTTGAATTGTAATTGCCCCCGGAAGCGTCCGGGCATATCGCGATGAAATACGGAGTTCCAGCAGTTATCGAAACTGGCGTGCCAAAAGTAAGTATCGCTGTTCCGGCACCCGGCGCGCTGATCGGTGTGGCCGAACCCAAAGAGGTAGCAGGCAAGCCGGAACTGCTCGAATAAATAGCACATTTGATGTTGGCCGTCGTGGCGGAGAATATCGCGAGCGAAACACCAGTGATGGTGCCGGTCACCGGGCCGACGAATGGCGTATAGCGCGTTTGATTGGATGAAATGGTCATGGAGAGTGATGGTAACGAAGGAATTAAAGGGGCACTCGTCGGCGTCCGCGCGAACTGCGTGCTCACATCGCTCGCGGGCATTCTGGTATAGCAACGAATATCGCCCATCCACGCGACGGACGAGGCGTCGGAGCGCCAGAACAGGTCGTCGAACTGGTGAGACGATACAATGCTCGCACCCATGCCGAACTGAAGCCTGTTCGCATAGTTGTTCGTCGTGCCACCGCGCGTATTCAACGAGCCGAGAGTAAAGTCATTGCTGGTGTTACCGTTCTTGCGGACAGTGAAGCTGCCAGTGGTGTTGTTGACCACAACCTCAAACTCGTAGGCATACCACGTATTTATAACCGGAAATGCTCCGGTGTAGGTTGCCAACACCGTCCCGGCCGGCCCACCAGAAGCCAGCAGGATCGCGCCGTCAGACCTGAACACAATCGAGCATTGCGCCGTGGCCCCGTCGAGCAGTTGCAGATAACCGCCGAGCGTGGAACCTGTAATCGCCGAGATCTGGCGGAACGCGACAACGAGATGATGCACAGCATCGTTCTGGCCGCTGCTTTTAACAAGGTTGGAGTTACTGACGGCTAAGTTGACGGCCTGACTGCCAGCGAACCTACCTGCCACGAACGTCCAGGTCATACCGGCACTGCTGTCCCAATATCCATTCGCGGCATCGGCTGCCGCCGCGTAGCAATCGAACCCGTCTCCAAAAACGAAACTCATTACACCCTCGACGCTAAAATGGTGATACCCAGGTCGCTCAAAGTAGCGTCCTGGGTCGGCGCCAAAACCTGCAAAACGTCGCCCACGGCCAGCGATCCGCCCGCCCCGCTCAGCGTGGCCGACGTGTTCGACGCCGACGTGATCGTCACCGAACCGATCGAGGTCGTGGTCCCGCCGCTGATCTTGTTGACGACGAACGCGGCTGACGCCGTGGCCTTGGTCGAGTCGTAGACGACGGTCCCGGCGAGACCGGAGGGGATCGTGACGGCCATGGCCATGGGGGCGTTAGCCACGGCACCCGTGCTGGGTTTTCCCGCGAAGCCGAACACGATGGGAATTTGCTGCACTTCAGTCGGAAGCTGCGCGTAGGTGACGGCGCCGCTCATGGCGGAAAGCACGGGCAACCGCGCCACGCTGAGCGTGCCGGTACTGATATTGCCGGCGTTCGTCGCGTCAATCGTGGCGCTGGGGGCGAAACTCACGCCATTGGTCTTCAGCGCGGTCGGGTTCGGATAGGTCCCGCCCAGATCGCCGCCCGCCGCGCCGGATGGCGCCGCGCCCGCGACAGTCAGGGTGCCGCCGGTCAGGGTCAGGCCCGAAAGCCCGGTCACCGCGCCGGCATTCCATTGCACGGCGAGGGTTCCACTCGCGGTAATCGGTCCCCCCGATATACCGGGACCAGTGGTCGCCACCGAGGTCACGGTCCCGGCGCCGGGGGCGGTCCCGCTGCTCGCGAGCGTCAGCCTCCCGGTGGCATCCACCGTGATACTGGCGTGGGTGTAGCTACCCGCCGTCACGCCGGAAGCGGGCAATCGGGTAGCCGAAAGCGTGCCGCTGCCTATATTACTGGCATTGGTGGCGTCAGTGGTGGCGGACGCGGCGAAGCTGATGCCGTTGGTCTTCAGCGCGGTCGGATTTGGGTAGGTTCCGCCCAGATCGCCGCCCGCCGCGCCAGTCGGGGCGCCCCCGCCGCCGCCCGTGACTGACGTATCCAGGACCAGTTGCAGTCCGGTCGGGTTCACCGTGACGGGAACACCGGCCCATATCTTGCCGGGCGCGACGGACGTGTCCCAGTAAAATTGCTGCGGCAACAGCGAGTTATTGGCTGGCGCGGTACTCATGTGAACCTCCCGGCCTCGTCACGCGGGTGATCCGTCTCGTGCCATCCGGGCGGTGGCGTCATTATCGCGTCGATCCGCGCGTTCAGCGCCTTCACCGCGTTCACCAAGGCGGCGATGATGGTGTCGGTCGTGATCCCCAGGATCGGGTCGTCACTGGCGAGCGACCCGGGGCCGTCTTTCGCCGCCGTGCCCACCGCGATCACGGCTTCCGGCAGGACCGACGCCAGTTGCTGGGCCGAGAAGCCGATTTCCTCCCGTTCCCGGTCCTTTCGCCGGAACCGGATCGGCTCGATCTCCAGGACCGCCGCGAGCCCCACGGTGGCGGGCTCGATATGGGTCTTGATCCGTTCGTCGGATGTGTTGACGTAATCGCCGTCGCCATACCAAGGGCCAAGCCAGTTGACGGCGCGATAGTATGGCGGCCCCGTCGTTACAACCTCGAACGTGATGAAACTCCCGACACTGAAAGCGTTCCAGGTCAGGGCGCCGGTCGCGTTCTCCCAGGTCCACAGCCAGTCATCGCTGAAAGCGAACGCCCGCGACGTGGTACTCGTCTCGTACATCTGCATGTGGCCGTCACCGACCTGGACAGCACTCGTGGCTTTCAAGGTCGCGGCGTTCAGCGCCCCGGTGACATCGGCGTTACCGTTGACGGTGAGCCCGGTCGCCGTGAGCGAACCGGTCATGCTCAGCGAACCGGTGACACTCAGGGACCCGGTGACGATACCGGTGCCGGTGAAATGGAAGCTGTTAGCCGTCAACAGGCCGGTGGCGGTCAAAGCGCCGCCAACCGCCAGATTTCCCGTGACCGTGCCCCCGGCGGTCGCCAGATATGGCCCGCCAAGCGGTTGATGGTTATCAACGTACTGGCGTGTCGCCGCGCCCAAAGCGGTCCCGGGGTCCGCCGCCAGAACCAGGGGTCCTGTCAGGGTTCCCCCGGCATATGTCAGGTATTTCCCGTCAGCATACTGCCGGGTGACGGGCTGCAAGGGTCCCGCCGGGTCCGCCGCCAGGGTGATGGGACCGGTCATCGTACCGCCGGTCAGCGCGAGGTAATACCCGCCATCGGTGGCGATACCCTCGACCTGGATCTGCACCACGTCCCCCGCCGCGCGGGGTTTGACGAAGGTCACCGTATTGGCGGTCCCGGCGTAATCGTCCACCAAGGTCCGCAGCAATCCGTTGGCGAAAACCCGTAGCGTCTCCTGCGGTCCCGGATGGTAGGTCAGCAGCTTGCCGTCACGGTCCGCCCCGGTGAAAACCGTCTGCCCGGCGGCGGCGATGTACGTATAATAATAGACGATGGCCCGGGGCGGTCCCGCCGCGATGCTGGCCTCAAGCCCGGATACCAGTTCCGCCGCCTGATTGGCCCACCAGCGCGCGGACCAGTGATCGCCGGTAACCCCCTGAACAGCCAGGATGTTTGGGGGTATGGTCCACGGCATGTACTCGGCCCAGGCCATGCCCACGTCGGCATACGCCTGGGCGACGGCTTCGCTGCCGTCAGCGTGGTTGGCCGAGTTGATGGCGCTCGACGCGCTGGCCGAGGCGGCGTTCGCGCTGCCCTGAGCCGAAGTCGCCGCGCCCTGGGCCGTCGTGGCCGATGTCTGGGCGTTCGTCGCGGACTGCCCGGCGGCGGTTGAACTGCCTGACGCCAGAGACGAGTAAGTCAGCGCGGCATTGGCCGAGTTAAGCGCCTGGGTAGCATAACTTCCGGCCTGATCTACCAGGGGTTGCACCTGATCGACGGCATCGTTGGCGATAAAGTCGAACAGTCCCGGCACAAGCTGGGGTTCTCCGACTATCCCGGTACGAAGCGTGCCATCCGTGTTGAGCGAAGTCCCAACCCAATCAAGGGTTTGGCTCTGTGTGGCGTTGCCCCGGTCAAACTCGGCGTCGAGCCTGTCACCGGGGGGCGGGGCGGTCGGGTTGGCTACCTGCCAATCGGTGAACGAGTACGCCCGTACGGGGGGTACCGGTTCAGGCGCCACGAGTTTGCCGGGCACGGAGTCGGGCATACGCTGCTTTCCCCGAGTTGGGTGCGTGTTTCGCCTGTAGGCGCTTTGTTTGCCCAACACCAGCCCTCATGCGAAGGGCGCTCAACGCGAGGTTGAGAGCACGCCCGGTGTGCTCGCGTATTCCGATTAGCCCACGGCACCCCAAAATCGTTGACCCAGCAGCACGAAAGTCTGCGCAAAGTCGCAACGAAAGTCCCAGCGATTTCAACTAGATGTGCCAAGCACCAGAAGCAGCGGGCGCCCAAAGGCGCTCACAGCGCGGACTGTTGCGTTTGCAGCATGAAAGTCTGAGCAATGTCAAAGAGGTAGCCAAACCAGTGAGAGGAAAATGCGATCCGGGCGCGCACCCCCCGGGGGGCGGACGCCCCGGGGCCGAGGGCACGCGGGACCGCGCCACGGTTCGGCATGAACTGGGACGGTCCCATACATATCAAGGGGTTACGTGTCCTGAGTGCTGAAATATCGGCACTGTTACGCCTTACGCCACCCGGGACCGCAGCCGGGACAGTTCGGAGACCAGTTCCTCGCGTGTCAGTTCATCGATGGGCGTCTCGCCGGTCCTGTCCGGCTTGGCTTGATGCCTGCCGAGTAAGCCCTTGATTTCGGCCAATGTTCTGGCCGCCGATGCCCTGGCCTGCGCTCCTGCGCTGGGGTCCTGGATCAGGCCGATCAAGGCGGCTTCCACGGACACAGTATGTCCCGGGACACTGTCCACGCGCGGGACAACGGTTGTCCCGTTGGTCCCGCGTTGTCCTGTCCCGCGCCGCTTCATGTCCCGCGCGCCGCGCGCCATGCCTTCGCCCACGCCAGAGGCTCACTGTCCCGGTAATCCCATGCCAGGACCAGCGCCAGCGCCAATGGTTCGCGCGCGTCCCGTGGCAGGCTCGCCATGTCCCGCCATCGCGCGGTCCCGGTCAGGTCAGCCGGTATCAGGCCGCGCCTGTCCATGCCTTCCAGAACACGCCCCGCGACACGTCCCGGCTTGTCCCGTTGCCGCCTGCCACTGTGAGGCCAGCATGTGGCGAGACCCCGCACCGCGACCCGCCGGCATCGCACGCACTGGCGAAGCAAGGGACTGCCGAAAGGCGTCCGATACCTAAGCAGCGCCACGATGCTGGCCGGGTTGCCCTGCCAGCCCCCGCCCCGGGACCGTGGCGCCGTGTTTGGTTCACTCATGGGCCGATGATGCCGGGACCGAAGAAAAACACAAGCGGGACCCTGTTTGTTGTTGTGTTTCGCTTGCGTGGCGCTATTTAGGGCGTTGCCTTGCCTTGACTGTCCTGCACCCCACGAAACACCCCTAACTACTGGAAAGCACGAACACCCCATGTCTAACGCTACACCTAGCGCCGTTTGGCGCAGCGCCATGCGCGCCGCTTTGCGCGACCGGCTCGCCAATGCCGCGCCCGATGATATCGACGCTCAGGCCGCGCGCCTGAACCTCAATGGCCGGCTTATCAATAACCTCACGAAAGCCGATTTGCGCGGCTTGCTGCGGATCGTGGGGATTGATCCGATGATGCTGCACCCCTCGCATGTCCCGGGAGCCGCGCCGATGCCTGACACCGACTCGGACGATACCGACACGGACGACGCCCGGGACCTCATGACGCCGCCCGACGCCGGCGCCGTGCCTGCCAGTGATGATGATGACGCCGCTGCGATTGAAGCGACGGTCCAGGCCGTTCGCGCCGATATCATGACCGGCGGCTTTACCGCCCTTGACCAGAGGCTCCGGGACCTCGTCATAGCCGCGCGCAAGCCGGCTGTGGTCAAAGTGGTCACGAAGACTGTCACCGTTGAAGTTGAACGCGACCAGGACACGACGACGCCGCGCGCCGCGCCAACGGATCAGACTGTCACATGGAGGCGTGCCTTTGGTGTGCGTGGCGCTCTTGGGTCTGAGACCGCGACGGTATGGGACGGCGCGCATCCCGATACACCGTGCGTCAATGATCGTTACGTCTGGCCGGCTGAAACCGCCATCGCGCTGACAGAGATCCGGCGCGGTCATAACGTCATGCTGTTTGGTCCCAAAGGCACGGGCAAGACGGAGTTCGCGCAACAAATCGCCGCGCGGCTTGGGCGTCCCTTCGTTTTAATTTCCTGTGATGCCAGCACAGACGCCGCGACCCTGGTGGGCATGACCGTGCCGGCCCGGGACGGTAAAGGCGTGTCGTTTCAACCGGGACAACTTGTCCGCGCCATTCAAACCCCTGGCGCGGTGATTTGCATTGACGAACCCTCAATCGCGCGTCCTGGCGCCTTGTTCGCGTTGCAGAATGTGTTGACAGCAAATCGGTCCCTTTACGTCCAGGAAACGGGACAGAAGATCAAGGTGGCGCCTGGGGTTATCTTTTTCGCCACCGATAACACCAGCGGCATGGGCGGAGGTTCCAGGGTTGGCTACCATGGCACCCAGGCGTTGAACGCGGCCACGTTGGACCGTTTCGGTGTGCGGATTAAGTTGGGTTGGCACGCGCCGGACGTTGAAGCCGGGATTATCGTTTCGTATGTCCCGGGTTGCACGATTGAACTGGCCAACCTTCTGGTGCAAGCCGCGACGACGACACGCGCGGCAGCGGATGCGCAGGTCCTGACCGAGGGTTTGGGCTTGCGCCGCTTGTTCGCATGGGCAGGACTGCTCGCCGATGGCCATGATCCTGAGATCGCGTTCCGTTGCGCGGTGCAAAATTGCGTTCCCGATGGCGAACAAGAGGCTTTGCGGCAACAGTGTTTGCTCGCCGTGGACAAGAACACCGTTCGCGCCGCGTTGAACCCCGCCGCGCCGGTCCCGTCATCATCACCCGCCGCTTCTGACTTTGACATCGTCCCGTCCACCGATGGCGAAGGGAACTGAGACCATGGCCACGAGCACGCTTTACCTTGAAGTAACCGCCGCCGCCGCTGAAACCGCGCGAAAGATCATCGCGCAACGGAAAGGGACGAACAACCGCCGCGCGCGCGTGACCGTTGGGACCAGGGGCGGCGCCACGGCGTCCGTCCAGGTCAATGGCTCGCATGTGCTTATGAACCTGCCGACCCTGCCGGCGTCCACCGTGCTGTCACGGTCCGAGGCTGACAGGATGCTGGGTTTCATCGCCCACGAGTGTTTGCACGTGCTGCACACGGACTGGCAGTGGTGGCACCATTGCGTGCGAGCCGGCGCCCGGGTGCGGCATTGGGCGAACTGCCTTGAGGATGTCCGCATCGAGGCGAAGGAACTCCGCGCGGGGGCCTTCCCGGCTTTGCGCGGCATCCTGAGCGCCACGATGGATAGCCTGCACTACCGGGCGTTGACCGATGCCGGCGAGGTTGGCCGGATCATTGGCGCCAGGATTGCTGACGCGCCCTATTGCGTCGCGGTCCTGGGCCGCATGGCGAACCGCTACACCGTGCCCACGGCGCGCGGCTTGCGTGGCGCGTTGCACCCTGACGTCGCGCGGCTTGTGGATCAGGCTTTGACGGAAGTTAAATCCTGCCGGTCAACGCATGACGTTTACAGTCTGGCCATGCGCATGGTGGACCTGGAGCGCCAGATTATCGCCGCGAACACACCGCCGCCCCCGCCGCCGCCCCAGGACGACCAGGACGCCCCTGAGAGCGACCAGGACGCCCCTGGCGCCGATGGCGAGGCT